CTTCTTTGAAAAGAAAAGAAAAAAATAAAAAAAGTTTTTTGTGTTTTTAAAAATGAAAAAACATGGTGTTACTTCGCAATTATTCTCGTCTTTTGGTTTGAAACTCTATATATAAAGAAATAATTCGTATGTATACCACACATGATATCACATGGAGACGGTGGATCAAACACGAATGCGAGTGGTCTACCATTCGAAAAATGTGTCTTACGAAATCATATACCCGGACAGAAATATGTGATAGGCGACAAAACATTTGTATACTTGAAACAATCCGGTTTCACGAATCACATGTCTGACCTAAAAGATCTATATTGGGAACACGATAAGAAACCAGATGGCGCTTACGTCAGTTCTGATAGAAAGACGGTAATCCTTTTCGAGTGTAAACACCAAATAATACCCGGCTCTGTCGACGAAAAACTTCGCACCGGTCCGTGTCTACTCGAAGAGTATCGTCACCTTTACCCGGGTGTGAATTTTCATCTCGCATTTATCGTAAATGATTGGTGGTTCAAACAGAAAAAATATGAAATACCTATAAAATTTAACGAAAAATACGGTATAAAAGTATTTTTCGCGAAACATGGCGACGTTTCATGGAAGATGCACATCAATCGTAAAACACGGAAGTGGACATTGTTCCCGGCATACTACACATTAGATGAATCTGAAGTTAATCATTGGATGACCGAACGATCACTTCAGTCGTAGTCGCTTCTGGATTTTTACTATTTATAGCCCGTCTCGCTTTTACATCAGATATGTTGTAATCACAAAACGATGCACGAACTAAATCTACACCCGCATTGCTCATCGTAAATTTAGCGCCACACGACTTCGTTAACGCAAATAATTCCTCGTGGTCCTTCATTCCGAATCCATCTTTTGTGTATCCCACGAAAGATGTTTTTGTTTCCGGTGCATACGGTGGATCGAGATACATGAAGTCACCGGGCTTGACACGAGCGATTGCATCCCTAAAGTCACAGTGTACGAACTCCACACGTTGTATACTCTTCGATATTTTTTCAAATTCGTCGAGTGTGACGAACTGTGGCGTACTTTTATAATGCCCATATGGTACATTGAACCCATTTGGACCTTCCCTGAACACACCCCTAAAACAGGTTTTATTTAGAAATATGAACATAGCCGACCGGTCGCCAACGTTTGAATTGTACAGGTGTCTTAGCCAATAATAGTAACTCTCCTTGGATGTCATCGCTTCATCTTCATTCGATGGCTTTCGATTGATATCCGTACCAGTTAATCCATCATACACATTAAATAGTTTCGTGACTTCTGTGTACAATTCTTTTGGTCGAGACTGTACATCCTTGTATACGTTTATGAGTGTCTCATTGAGGTCGTACGCGTGTATCTTACCCCGTACATCACATCTGTCCAACACAGCAAACAATACACTCCCGCCACCCACAAATATTTCGTGATAATCGTTTATTTCTTTTGGAAAACTACCTAAGACGGGCTCGAGTAACTGCGTTTTTCCACCAACCCACTTAAGGAAAGGTTTCATACTTATAGTAAGGTCTAAACTTTTAAGTGATGGAAGAGATACGAAAGTATCACAACCAAGAAAAGAGGGAACTCATAACACGTGTATGCAAAGAAGGTGATGCGGTGTTAGACGTGGGATGTGGTTTCGGGGGAGACATAGGTAAGTTCAGACAGTGTGGGGTAAACTTGAGTGCATGCGAACCACTCGAAGATGCCCTCGAGGAAGCTAAATCGCGGGCTTCCAAAGTGTATAAAATGCGCATTAATTTTTACCTCGGGGACATCACGAGCGCACCAAACAGAAAATACGACGTCGTGTGTTATAATTTTTCCATTCACTATATTTTTCAGACCGAAGAATTGTTCATGCAAACCACGAAAGAAATAAGTAAACGCATGAAACCGGGTGGTACGCTCATGGGTATCATTCCCGATTCACAACAAATCATATTCAAAACACCCGTGATGTACGGAAAAGATACATTTTTCTTAATGAAAGGTACGAGTGACGGCGCTTTTGGTGAAAAGTTATTCGTACAACTCGAAGACACCCCCTATTATAAAGACGGAGCAAAGACAGAACCCATAGCACATAGAGACTTATTCGTCACGCGTTTAGAAAAATTAGGATTTAGACTTAAGGCATGGGAACCACTACATGGAAATCCTATATCTGAACTCTACTCAAAATTTATCTTCGTATATAAGAGATGATACTTGCACTTATTCTCATCTTTGTAAACTTATATATACTTTTAAACACGAAAGAACCAGAGAATTTGCGCATAGTAAGAGAGCGATACCAAATTCTTAGAGAATACATACACAAATCTGGTGATAATGAATTCAAGGAACTCTGTACAGAAATACCGATCACCGCGCATTACCGCGCCCAGGCTGGAAGCGTTGGTTACAACATAAACAAGGGTCGAGAGATAGGACTATGCATAAATGGCGAACCAAACGAAATCATGCACGTATTGATACATGAACTCGCACATTGCACAGTCGACGAATATTCACATAGTGCGAATTTTTGGTCCAACTACGATAAAATCAAAAACATGTGCGTTTCTATAGGTGTATACCAAGAGATACCAGAAAAGACCAAATTTTGTGGCAAACACATCCAGGATAAATAATCTACGTGTATCATAAATGAAATCTGATATCATCAATTTGGTTTTACTTTGGGTCGTGACATTCGTAGCTTTGTATGCACCACTTTTGACTGCAAATGCTAAACCAAAAGTTAGACAATGGGTAAACACAGTTTTATTGACTGTGATGACCCCATTGTTCATCAACGTGATCGCCAGAGGCACGAGTATGTTTTCCAAGTTTGGGGTTGATTACAGATACATAATTACTGCGTCGATATCAACGTTCTTGCTTTTCGTCGCATATCTTCAAAACAAAAAACTCAAAAAGAGTATCACCGAATTCGGGGAGAATATTGAAAGCACGGGAATTACGCTCGGTCTTTTAATACCCACATTTACGATTGGGTTGGTGATCGCAAACACACAATTTGGTGGTGCGATGTATACGTATTATTTTTAGGCATAACGCTTAAGCACATAGAAAATACCAGCCGCCACAGCACCGGTCGCCGCGAGGCCGACCATGCTCCGGTGTCCCTGTTCGTTCAAGAACTGGGGCACGTAATTGGCGAGCTTTTCCTGTACAGGCTTACTAATGGCAGCCGCAGTACACGCCGCGACGACGACGGCTTGCATCTGCTCATCAGTAAGGTTGAAGGGGTTTTTACTTTGCATGGCAACTGGCTGCTGCTGCTGCTGTGGTTGCATCATCACGGGCTGTTGAACCATCATCTGCTGTTGCTGGACTCGTGGATCGGATTCCATCATTGGTGGTTCGAGTGGCATCTCTGGCTGACCCATGATGTCATGAATTGGCGTGGAATCCATGGTCATTTCTTTATTTTGACTCACATTTTTTTCGGCTTGATTATTTTGCATGAAGGATGTCGTCAATGGAACCATACCGTCATCATTTTCAGAGAGATTCAAAGTTCGAACGTCGGTCGACATTTAATGTAGAATGATGTTTTTGAAATTGGTGAGTGACGCATTCGTTATTTTCGTTTGGTTATAGTGAGATGTGTTTTCTTTGTCGCTTTCTTTGCGTCAGCCTCCTGCTGTTCCAAATATTTTGGGTTGTATGTTTTCTTGTGCATGCTCCAGAGTTGTGGACTCCCCACCCTGAATCCAGTTCTGATCTTTGCCTTGTACCAGAATACACAATCGGTTATTTTATTACTTTTCACTGTGTTATCTAGTACAAGACACTCATAGTTTTCAGTGCATTGGTCCATGACCTTACAAAACATATCAAACGACGGGAAAATACCAAAGAATGACTTATATAGTTTTTCTCTATTTTGTATGATGTTTTCCCTGAGGATAAACACATAATCCACATTCGCTCTAAGTGCGGGAGGAAGATCCATCACGTACTGCATCGTCAGCATGAAGAAGATATTAAAGTGACGACCGTTCATAAAACACTGACGAATTCGTGTTTCTTTCAAAAATTTTGAATCGTACATACAATCGTCGAGTAACATGAATGCCCCGTTCGTTCTATTCTTTCCCCTGGTACCCACGAGCTTTCGTTGTCTGGTTAAAACACGATCAACCGCTTCACCATCGTAATCGCCGTAGACACACACATCGGGTATGAAATTTCCGTAAAAGTGGTTACCTTCTTCTGTACCAGATAGAACTATACCAGCTGGTATATGTTTCTTATAGTACATGATGTCCTTTACTAATGTTGATTTACCTGTGTTGCGCTTTCCAATGAATACACATATTCGGTCATCCTCCATGCTCGCCGGATTGAATTTTCGCAACTGAATGTTCATTCTAAAATACTGTATCGTTTTATTTCGCAAAATTTTACTCACAAATAGTAGGAATGTCGGGTCGTCTGTTACTCGCAGCCACTGGAATCCAGGACAGGTGGATCACCGAAGAACCACAGTATTCACACTTTCTTTCCAGATTTAGAAGACACACAAAGTTTGCTTTTGAACAAGTTGAAATTCCGATAGAACGCTTTAAAGAGTATGGCAATGAAATTTCCGCTCGTGTACCCAACACAGTGGGTGATATGATTCGAGATCTGACACTTAACATTGATTTACCACCACCCACACCCACATCTGGGCAGGGTGACACGTACGTCATTGCGACCGGAAGCACAGATGCTACCTTATACGTCGATGCCGTGGAGACGAGTGAACTCCCTGTATATCAAGGAATAGAATACGTGTTTAACAGTGCAGAAGATTTTACCATTACTGGTGTGAGTGTGAAAGATTACACGAAAGAGAACTTGGGAGGTGGAAACTATAGAATTACTTTAAACATAGAGATCAATATCATAGGCACCTACGACAATGTTAGAATAACATCCGTGAGTGACCCATTAAAGTATCTAATACTAAAAGTCAAACAAATTAGATGGAACACATCCACACCAACGAAAATGATTAAATACGCGGACCTACTCATCGGTGGACAGACGATTCAGCGTATCACAGGTGAGTACATATACATGTACAATCAATTACAATATACACAAAATGACGCCGACTTTACACTCGTCGCCACAACACTGCATAACAGTTATCCCATCATTAACGACGCCGTCTACCCACAGTACACGAACTTCCAAAAATACAAAGTACAGTTACCCTTTTACTTCAATAAACACCCCAGTTTAGCCATACCTACGTGTGGTCTTACAGTGCAAGAAGTCGAAATAAAACTAAAGTTTAGACCCGTCGATGATCTCACCGTGGAATATGATATCAGTTCATCAACGTATAGCCCCACGTCGATTACGTGTGATGTAGAACTTAGGAATGCAAGTTTATTCGTAAATTACGTGTATCTCACGGATACAGAAAAGGCATTTATAATGACCCGCCCCATTGAATACGTCATCACACAAACACAAGTCGCAGAAATACGTATGGACCCAGGCGTTTCTAAACGCACTGTCATGATTAATTTCAAACACCCCGTCAAAGAATTATTTTTCATAGCGACGAATGATGATACACGAGATCACGTACCCATCAAACACGTAAATTTGAAATTCAATAATAATACGGTGATAGACGCAGATAACCTTGAATTGTCCGCGGAACAACCATTAAAACATCACACAAACTCTATCGATGAAAACTATGAGTTTGGTATATACAGTTTCTCACTCAAACCAGAAGTGTATTACCCAACTGGTCAAGTAAATATGAGTCGCGTGATACATAAACTTCTGAGCGTTGAACTCGATGAACCGAGTATATCGAGTGCACACACACTTCGTGTGTACGCATCAAACTACAATGTTTTACGCATAAATGGAGGCATTGCCGGTTTAAAATTTTAGGGTGTAATAATAGTAATGGCTGGTAGAGTCCAATTAGGTACGACCGGTCCACAGGACAGTTTGTTCACGGATGACCCAGAGTACACGTATTTCATAAAAAATTTCAAAAAGCATGGTAATTTTTCAAGGTTTTATACAGATTTAGATTTTGAGGGGCGAGTTGAATTTGATGAAGAAATTAGATGTACTATACCACAAAATCAAGGTGATCTTCTCAAGGGCGTGAGTTTAAAACTCACACTCGGTGGAATCGATCAAAATTTAGTGAGTGGATACGATCATATTACATATTGTGAAACGATAGCTCAATCCATGATAGAATATGTAGATTTATACATAGGAGGAAACCTCATACAAAGGATTACGACCGATATGTTAGCCATACATTCTGAGTTGTTTGTCACGCAATCTAAACAGACGTGTCTTACAAAACTCATAGGTAAACCCTATCAGATTTTTTCTGTCGCAGATGACAGATACAAAGTAATCCGTGATGAACTCGTCACAAAGTCTAAATCGGATGCTTCGTATATTGTAAATATCCCCTTTTATTTCCACGAATACCCGGAGCTCGCTATACCAGTGTACGCGATCACACAACAGGAAATAGAAATTGTGATTAAATTACGAAAGGCTGAAGAATGTATATTTGCTGTGAATGACACATCAGAGCTTATAAGTGAGTCGTATTACATAGGTGAAAATCCAACTGGTCTCATAAAAAGTGCTAAACTTAATTTGGAAATGATATCACTCGAAAATAAACCGGAATTGGGGCGCACTGATTATATCATCACACAGACACAATTGAATACATTTACACTCAATAACGCAGATGCTAAATATAACGATTTACTAAAAGCAGACGAATTTGAGGTGCGCACAGATTTCAAAAATTCCGTTAAAGAATTATTCTTTGTCATCAAAGACAAGTATGAAAATCGCACGAATGTTATAAATGATTTCGCGACGCCACTTGAATATTCGTCAAATACAAACATAACGAGTGACGTTTCTACATTCACAAACTCCGAGCAACTTAAGTACCTTGAAATAACACTCGATGGTAGCGATATACTCAACCACGTCACGGGTGACATGATACACCTCAGGTCCATACAACCGGGTAAACACCATTCAAGAACACCCGTATATAGACGTTTTTACATGTATAGTTTTGCACTCGAACCGGAACGTTGGTATCCCACAGGACAACTCAACTTTTCACCCATAAAGAATCAAAATATAAAACTTGGGTTGTTTAATTACGCAACGAACTTTGACAAAGAACTTAGAGTTTACGCACAAAGTTATAACATACTCCGTTTGGAGAACGGAACCGTGAAGTTATTATTTAATACATAATGAAAACAGGTTTTGATCTCACAGGTGATACAAACACACAAATTGACCAGTACACACAGATGATGATTAATATCGTCACACCTGTACTTGAAAAAGGTATGATTCTCGCATGCGAATATTCAAAAGCATGTGGAAGAACCGCAGTTCTCATGAAAGATTTGGAATACTCGATGAAATATTGTGCGAGATATGAAGTCGGACAGAGAGTGGGTTCATATTTCCCGGATTTATACGATGACGACGATGATGCAAGCGACATCGAGGTCATAGATGAGTCTGACATAGAGTTCACGAGATATACAGGTGAAGATCCGGGTATGAATAAAATAAACGAAGCTTTTGATACTTGGGATTCATGGGTACCTACGAATCCGACAGAAGAACTTTTAAAAAATGCCATTGATAGTAATGGACAGTGATGATACTCCAGAAGGATGGACGGAATCCGAGTATAAGGAGTTCAAAGTAGATGACGGATCTGATTCAGATTCGGATTCAGATTCAGATTCGGATTCTGAACGAAATGACATGAAGGGATATCAGAAGAAAGAGTACAAGAAAATTCTTGTCGTGGAAGATTTACTTCCAGAATAATTTTTTCTACGAGTAATATATAAAATGTCTACTGCCGCTGAAACTGTTACGCTCATCAGCCAAGAACTCGAATCGCAATCCTTGAACGCGGTCGTCGCTGGTTTCTCTTTCGCCGCGGCTTTGTCGTGGATGGACCTCGTCCGTTGGTTGGTCAACCAGGTCGTCAAGGTCAACAAGAATGGTGGCATGAACTACACGCTCACCGCTCTTTTCACCACGTTGTTGTCCATCGTGGTGTACCTCGGTGTCTCTCGTGTGTCGACTCGCGTCCAAAAGCCAGCGCAACCACTCTATGCGGTCACCCGCTAAGATTGCTTCTTGGTCATCATCAACATCAGGACACCCGCCAATACTATCAGAAATATGGATACAAACGCATCCCATCTCTGTACATCCTCAAATTCGGGGATGTCCACAGGTGGCGGAAGAGATACATCTCTTTCAATTTTAGGTACATTTTCGAGCTTATCCGTTGAACACGTGATCGCGAGTTTAAGCACGTGATTTGCATTTCTGAAATCATATGGTATGAGGCGACCTTTACTGCTGTAATAAAATTGCACTCGTATACTCGATATGGTTTTTTGTGTACCGGAATCAAAATTGTGTTCGACTGCATCTTCGGAACCAGAGTGGTTTATCACGTCTCCACACGTGAGTATTCGCCCAGTATAAAAGGGTGTATCCGCGTATACAGTCTGATTAAACTCGTCGGAACCACTACTTAATTTAAGTATGAACGAATCAACACCTTGAAGATTTATACTCCCCGTCGTAAGACTGTTATTGGTGGAGTGTACATTATCTGACGAAAACCCAAGAACATCGTGTGGTGTCGTGTATACATTTGAAGATGTGTACCCATGTATACCCCCGTAAAATGCAAAGGTGAAATCATTCGTTACATTTGAAAACACTATATCGTTTGTGTATGTTCTGTAGGTTGCAGAATCAAGTATGTCGGAAACCTGTATGATATTAGACACAAGTTCATCACCATCGTAATTTCCATTTGGTATGCTGATAGTTTCGGTGTACGACGCTGTGTTAATAGTGAACGTATTATTGCGTTCGTGTATGAGTAACTGACTGTTATGAATTCGAGCCGATGTGAGTGTTATCTTAGAGACGTCGTAGATGGGATTCTTAAGATGTATCACGTAATCACCTGGATCTGGGTACAATATTGGGTCTCTATCACCACTATCTATGTCTAAGGTATGGACCTTCATTAAAATATATGGACAATATTTTAATGAATGTTTTAATCTATAATTTACTATTTTTAGCATAAATGGTGTGCGTATGGGTTGTTCAATAATTGGCGTTTCGCAATGTCGAGTCCCGCCTGAGAAGCATGTGGATTCTGGTTACCCTTATACACATTGAGGTCGTGGTACGACGAATTCGTGTATTGCTGAGTCCACCCAGCACCCATTGGATTCACACGGCCATCCACGCGTGTGGTGTCCGACCGCGCAGAGGTAAGCATACCACCTTGATTGAGTGCATTCGCTCGAACATTCATACGACCTGGATTCGCCGCACGGTTCGCCTTACCGCGACGTTCATCGGGTCGGAAACCATACTTTTGTAATTCTTCGGTCGTATAAGACCCTCTTTGACCAATTGCAATTTCGGGGGATTCGAGATACCCGTGTGCATAGCTATGAATGCCTGGTTGTGGCTGATTTCTGTACTGGTACTGTTCGATGTTCCCATCCTTCTTGTTTCTAGTTGGATCCTGAGAGACCGTGTTCGCGGAAATGAACCTCTTCGCGGGAGCCACGTTGAGTGTGTCTGTTCTGAGGCCAGTTTCAGCCCGGTTAGTGGTACGCTTTGTTCGTTCGTGTTCACCGCGTGGAGTTCGACCTGAAAATCCTTGCGAACGCCCGAGCGTCATTGGGAGACGCTCTGGGAGATACGCGGTTTTCTCTGGTCTGTTATGCGAGACTTTACCCACTATACCACGGCGACCACCTTTAGTGTCCTGCGCTGGACCCGATCTACCTGGAAGAGTCGTGAGCTTGTAAGCACCAACATTTTCTGGGTTCACGCGTAAGAGCTGTTGGAAACCACCATACGATGCAACAGATGGGTCCACACCCAAACCTGGACCGACGAGACGCTTTTCTACGGGGGATATATTATTCATTCGGTTGTAATCATTCATTCGGTTTCGCATCTCGAGAACCTCAGCACCACTTGTTCGCATTTGTGGTGCGATGTCACCAAAGTTCGAGGCGACCATCTTATTTACGTGTACGTTTTCGATGGGTCGTTCTTTCACGAGTTCGACCTTTGGGGGCACTGGTAATTCCATAGCTTGACGTTCCGAGGAGTACCTCTCTGTCGTAGGTTGACTCAATTTTCGTCCGGCGTATACGAGACCTGCGATAGCTGCGACAGATATGGGATCGGCCATTCTTATTTCTTATTGATATTTTTATTTAAGTATCTTTGGTTAAACATTCCATTCTGTATTTCGGAACGCGTACTCATTGGTTCATATGAAATGGTTCGAAGTGGTAATTTACACTCCATGTTTTGGAGTGGAAACAAGTTTTGTTCATAGGTTCTCGCGAGAACCTTATTGAATCGCGATGTCGATTGTGGGCGAAGCTGGTCACTCGTTTCGACATATTCAGCTGGAGCACCCTTACCCGCCATAAATGGTGCAGTACCGTACAACATGGTGTTTGGTCGTTGCGAACCATAGTTGAGAGTACTGGGCTGGGGGTACACGAATACTTCTTCGGTCGCGCAGTTCACTGGAACAGCGGGGTTCTGGACTATTTTAAGACCTGGCTGCAATTGGTAAGCCATTTTACTATTACAAAAGATTTATTTACCGCCTATCACCGTTTGGCTGAAGTCCAGCGAATGCCTCGAGTTGTGTACCTCGAGCATTTGGACTGCACAAACTTCCGTCTGATTTGCACATGGGTGCACCTTTCTTACCATAAAGCCACTCAGCAAATCCCGTCTGGTCACCACCGACCGTCGTTACTGGTGCACTCACGAACTGTCGAGACAGTGCGTTTTGTTGGTACTTGGGGAGGGTAGAACGAGAACGCGCTGGTCCGAACGGAGTTTCTCCTACGACAAACGCATCTGCATCGGCGCGAACACTTGGATACGAACACGCTTGGTTACGATTGGGATCATCGCCCATGAGTACATTTGCCATTGGGTTGTCACGGGTTGGTCGCTGGCATGCATCTCCGATATTTTCATAATATTCAACACCTCGTGGCACACCTTCCTTAACCATACCAGATCTTTCCATTACATAAAGAACACCCAACGCGGTCGCGGCGAGCACAAATATACGAACGTCACGCTTGATAAGATAATGCACTGACGCTGCATATATGATGAATCGCGAACCGGCATTCACACGGTCTGCTGAGGATTGAATATTTGTAGGCCAAAATTCGAGGATCTTCTTATCATCAACGAGTTGTTTTGGGTCTTGAAACCAAGAGCTCATTTAATATATATTAGTTTTATTTTTTCAACATACCACCTAGCATACCCTGCATGGTTTTCATGAGAGCAGCTTCGTCAATGCCACCACCATCACCCTCCAATTTGTCCGCACATTCCTTCGCAACCTTTTCAATCATAGAGAGTGTGTCTGCTGGGATCGAACTAATAGTCGTGCCGAGCATGTATAGTGTTTGCACATATTGCCAAATGGCATCTTTCGTTTGCGTGGATACGGACGCCCACTTTTCTTCGAGCTTCACATCCTTCAAAAACTCAAGGTTCTTTGCCTCATTGATGAAAAACGTGTCATCCTTTGCCGAAATCTTATCCGCGAATGGTGTAACACTGCTCATAAATCCCTCGATGACGAGACGTGGGTTAGACGTTCGCATGATTTCGAACCCGGACATACACTTTTTGATACCCTTTTCTTCTGGAAACGTCTTGTGAAGTTCCGCAAGAAATTGGCCCATCATATCATTGAAAGCAGTCACAGACGTCATGTTTACTGTGATAGATAACACTGTTATCTTTAAGCAAATGGTTCAGTAGATATGGTTTCCCTACCTCCTATTCCGTTAGATACAATAAAAAATACGAGAATCGCGTTTAAGAATGCTGGTTTAGAATAAGCGCTCGTGGGAAGATTACCCTCGTTGTTAAGTTTTGCTTTCGCGTGGATATATCCAGCGGTGATGATACCAGCGACGATCGCCGCCCAAGCTGGATCTCTGAGATAATCTTCAAACTCCATTTAACTATAGCCAACTTTTTTTACGGGGGCATCTGATGCGTCTGGAAACAACACAGGTTCTTCGTCCTCTTCTTCCTCCATCATTTGTTGTGGAACATCTTCACTCGTGTTGACTGTTTTAAATTCATTATCAAATGGCGAAGATTCTTGTTCTGGAGGCTGCATCTCAGCCATGGGTTCTTCCATTGATCCACCTTCAGCGAGTTCTGGTTCTGGGTGTGTTTCCGGTTCTGGTTCTGGTGGATATTCGTCGACGAATTCTGGGTCTTCGGTGTCTTCGGTGTCTTCTCCTCCTACATCTATGTCTTCCTTTTCGTTACTCATGTACGTTTGGAGAATTTGTTGAACCGGAATGAGTTCTCGCACAGAGGCTTCAATCACCATTGTAAAACGGTCGAATAGTTTATCATTTCTCGCGTGTTCGTTTTGACTCTCACTGAAAATGTATGGGTCTTTGTATAAGTCTTTCGCGACGTTGTTGTAACACGTTTGAATGAACACTTCATTCGATGGTAGTTTCAAAGATATCTTCTTATTGTCTTTGCCAAGACGCACTGAAGAGAGAATCTTAACACAACTCACGAATACTGCGGCGAGCAAATCGTTAAACCACGCGCATCTGTTTGCGATATTATCCGTGTGCTGCTTCGACATGGCGTCGGACCAGTTGGGAACTTCTTTCAAAAGCTTTTGAAACATGACGAGTACTTTACGACCATTGGACATCGTGTACGATTCTTCGTACAATTTATCAAACGTCTCGATCATAACTGGACACATCAAATGGCACAATTGTCCGATGTACTCGCGCTTCGCTTCTGTGAGTACACTCAAGTTATCCATTTATGATAGAGTGAAATTTTTTTACTAGCCTTTTCCCGCATCCCCCCTGTATTTATTAGCCACCTTCTTCAAATTAACGAAAGATGGAAAGTCTCCAAACTCTTCCGTGTGTTCTTGTTCTTTTGGTTTTGTTTTCTTTTTATTCGACCATGTAATGTATATTTCGTGGTCACCCACAAACTTCGTTTGAAACCCACCGAGATCGAGCTGACGTTTTATGTAATGCGCTGCTTTGAGCCTGTCAAAAGCTGGGTATCCAACTACAAAGGATGGAATCGTGATGAATAAATGTTTATTACCAAATACAACAGTTTGTCGTATCTTTTTAGATACCTGTTCGTATATCTTCACGTAGGTCTCTTTGCGTAATTTGTTACGCTTGTCAGTTATTTTATTTATTTCATCTACACTGATCATTAAATTATACGAATTAATTATTTTCGAGGATATTTGGGCGCCCATACATTTCATCGGCAGATGGTAACTTCTTCTCGATGAGTGAAGTATTCTTCACGTAGTGCAATTCGTGCTGTATGACTTCGTCATACTTTTGGAATTCCTTGATGTCAACATCTGACGTGAACATCTTTGTATCCGTGGGCTTTTCTGTATCGAGGGGCTGTGTACGAAGCGAAATGACGACTATCACTGGGTTTGTCTCACTCACATCTTTCATATATTTAGCGATGATGAGCTTCGTCGCATCGACTTTACCCGTCTCTTCGTCGATGAATTCCATGGGGACGTCTATGAAAGCGCTGTTGAGCTCACTTTGAGAAATACCCATCGTACGGAGTGTGGCTTGCATGTTGATATCGTTCCAGTTGACGCGGTCTGGATCATTCATGATTCGAACGTCGGCTGACACGGCGAATGCGTATGGGAACCCACCATGTTTCAAAACCATGAATCGACACCTATAGACTTCATCACCAGTATCCATGTGTTTGTATTTGCGAACTTCGTGTGTGTCTATGATGTAAGTACAAAGTCCCGTCATCTCTTGGATGCGCTTATTCGCGGCGAGCACGATTTGTTCCATCACTGTGTTGGAAACTTTTGCGTTTTCGAGACGTTTATATTGAGTGAGGTCTAAAACACCCTCGTCGATGTCAGACGTGACTTCCTTCGTCTTAAACATCTCCGTCCTGGACATGAGATACAAAATAAGGAGGATGATCGAAACCAACAGAAGTGTGTTCATTACTATATCTTACAAAAATTTTGAGATTAAAAATAAAAAAAATTATTTTTTTGAATGCTTTCTTCTTTGAAAAGAAATGAAAAAAATAAAAAAAGTTTTTTGTGTTTTTAAAAATGAAAAAACATGGTGTTACTTTGTGAGTATTATCGTCTTTTGGTTTGAAACCCTGTATATTTAGTTAAAGAATATACACATGTATACACGAAATGAGCGAAGAAGACGTACTCGAGCGCCTAGAGTATGCCATTGAAACAAGAAAGAAGACCATTAAGAAACCAAAAGATATCTTTGATGCAAAAGCACTGGTAGCGCTTTACGATAGACTCCCTAAAACGAAACAGAAATATTACGATGACCTCATGAAAAAGGCGACACAAATCGTAGAAAGTCTCGACGAAGTGACACGTGTGTTCGTCGCCGAGGTGTTACGCGAAGAATGTTACATCGCACCGATTGAATGTGACAATGACATAATCTGCAATTATTGTGATATAGCGCGTGATGAGATGTGTACCGATGAGTGTACGTGTGATATCGAACGACTTGAGGTATTTGCGGATGCGATTGGTGCTCACATATAAATCTTTTTTACCCAATCCCGATCCGCCTTGAAAATTTTAGAGAGTTTTGGATCTGTACGCTTAAACAGTATCATTAATACATTGAGGCGGCGAAACAGTCCAAGAGGGGGTTCACCTGCACGAATAACCTTACCAAGTGCGCGGTGTCGAGCGAGTTCAGACTTATCGCGGACGTCGTGGTATCCATGCTCAGTCAATTTACCGTTGGAACGTATAGGTATTTTCATTTTATGTATGTCGACAATATTATATCGACTGCGCCCGTTTAGACACAAATTTTTACCTGTATATTTTAAATGTCCTTGTTGATATACAGCCCAAGGTGTAGTCATAGCATTGACCTCATTGACTTCATCAAGCGACAGCCACAACTCGCACAGCTCGTGAGTTATCACAATGTGAACATCAAAGGTATTCCACCACAGTACGCACACAAAATTACTCGTGTTCCAACCATGCTCACGAAGAATGGTAAATTTTTGGTGGGAAACGAAATTAAAAATTGGCTCGAATCTTTGCTACCAAACCAAGACATTGGAACGTGTGGTTTCGGTGGGTGTTCTATGACAACACTCGATGGCGAGTCTAACTTTGACATATTCGGACTCGATGATTACGGGCGCACTCTCCAACCACCCATGACACCCGAACTCGAAGAAAAGATCAACCGCGACGTGAGTCAGACATACAACAATAACATAAAGAATTAACACTTGTTTCATCTATGATGAAACTTACGACCATACAGGCGAGTGCCATCAAATCTACATTTGAGGTACTTAAGGACATACTTAATGATGTCAACATTTACTTCAAACCAGATGGAGTATATATCACTACTCTAGATACGGCTCGTACATCACTCGTAGACATGTTCCTTACTGCGGATAATTTCGAAGAATACACGTGTGATACTGATATAGTGGCTGGTATCAATGTCACGAATACATTCAAGCTTTTGAAGTCAATCACGAATAACGATGTATTGATGATGTCCATCGAATGTCGAGAATTTATGAACATTGAGATACATAACGACACGAAAAAGACGTGCACAAAATTCGCTCTCAAACTTCTTGATATCAATGAAAATCAAATCGAAGTTCCAGCGATGAACATGACGACTGTGACCCCGATGCCATCTGTCGATTTCCAGAGAATTTGCAGGGATATGTTCAACATAGGCACTGACATTGAAATCACACGGAATGGTCACTTGTTTAGTCTTAATTGTGAAGGTGATTTCGCGAATCAAAAAACTGAGATTCAATGTACGGAAGAGAGTCCCCTAATTTCGGGTATGTATTCTCTTCGGTACATGAACATCTTTACGAAAGCGACGAGTATGTGCTCTAATGTACAAATCATGCAAGAAGAATTAAATCGATTTTTGATTCTCAAGTATAACGTAGCAAATTTGGGTGACCTCAAGTTCTATCTCGCGACTAAAGAACAAATAGATCAGTAACGTAATCATGTACTGTACTTACTGATTTCACTTTACCTAAAACATTCGTGAGTTTTATAGTGGGATACATCATCTTTAGTGTATCAATATCGTAATATAACATATCACTTATCTTTACATTTTCTCGGTGGAAATCACCTCTTGGACCCGCGTAGCGTTTAATCTTTCCTAATATGTCCTTCGCTGGTTTATCATCAACATCCATGAGATAGGCGGAAGTGAGCGGCATGTTAAACACAACATGTTTTTCCTGTGGAGGTGGCCACTCATGTTTCGTATTATATGTTAAATACTTGTACAATTTATCATTGTACCAGTATTTGATTCTAATGATTGTCTTTCTGACGTTCTCTGGTGTATCCTCTGCTGTATAATTCATATCCTTAGACTCGACATAGTGTTCATCAAAAAGACCATCCCATTTATCACTTTCATTTTCCCAAAATGGACCATTGATTGAATATGTTTTATCATTATCAGTAAAATATTCCATAGATGCGTGTTCTATTTTATGGTTTGGAATCGACACAAAATTTTTATATGTGTCGTATATCCATATTATTACACTGGTTAAAAGATTGCGTAGCATTCTAACTAATTATATGGAGGGAAATTTTTTGAGTAGATATAACAACAAATTACATGCATGGAAAGACTCAATTAATGATGATCCCATGAATCGGTCTGTGTACGAACGAGACATGTCTGATTATATCATTCAATGTATGCCATATATGCGCCGATATACAGATGACATAAACAGTGAAGTGAGTACTGATAATGTCTTTAACTGTAAAGTGACATCTGGTCTCAAACGAAAGGATATATTTAATGAATATCTCGCCGACGTTGAAAATTTAAATGTTGACAAGAAATTTATAAAAAAGCACGACGAATGTCCTACATGTACCAATAGTAATATATTTCATTTTGCTGATACGAGTGAACTTGTATGCGATGGATGTGGAGCTGTTCTGGCATGTCTGATAAGCGAAGAATTAACATATAGAGAGGAACAGGAGACATCTGAAAAAATTGTAAATTATTCATACAAGAGGGAAAATCACTTTAATGAATGGTTGTCACAATTTCAAGCACAAGAGATGACGAACATACCACAGGACGTCATGGATCAACTGAGAAATGAGTTGAAAAAGTTGAAAATCAAAACACTTGAGGATATCACACATGCGCGTGTAAGAAGTCTTCTTAAGAAACTCAAGATGAATAAATACTACGAGCACGTGCCGTACATCACAAACATATTGAGTGGTGTAAAACCCCCTAATATGCCACAAAAATTAGAAGAACGACTGCGTATTATGTTTAAAGACATACAGAAACCTTTTGATGATAACTGTCCATCGAATCGTAGGAATTTCCTTTCATATAGCTATGTATTGTATAAATTCTGTGAACTCTTGAGTGAAGATTCATATTTACAATATTTTCCACTACTCAAGAGCAAAGAGAAACTCTATCAACAGGATGTCATATGGAAAAAGATATGTCACGACTTACGCTGGGAGTTTATTCCGACAATTTAAAGAAATGATACACTTTATCTATAATGAACAAATACGAAAAGTTTTGTATTGAAGAAGCGGCATTTTATATGGATAAAGCGCGTGACATACTCACTGAAGAGATGAAAGACCCTAAGAAATATTACGATGAAATGATTGATACCTATAAACATCTCACTAAAATGTTTCCATTTATAATATTTACGAGATTCACGGAACCAGGTTCGGTGCAATACACCGAACCTCCGCAGAACCGTCCATCACCGGAGGAAAGTTTATCAGATACGCAGTCTTCAGACCAGTCAAGCGAAGATAATTATGACACTGTATCTCAGCCGAGTCATTTAAGGTTTTGATAGCCTTGAACTCCAGTATAGTTTCATTATTTATGATTATATCTGCGCGCAAATTTCCCACAACATGCCCCTCGAATAAAATAGGTATAATCCTTTCAGATTCATAAGGCACATGTCTCCCACGAAGGAGTACCTCCATCGCGTTATGATACACACGTTCACTGTATCCCGGTCCAAGTGTATCATATATAAGTTCAACTAACATACCAATATCATGCAACGTCACCTTTTTATTTTGAGAGATATCCTCTGTGGAAACCATTTTCCTTTTTCTCATGATGTATTCAATAACTTCCGTTTCCAAGTTTAATACTTTTTTTATTGCATCGTTTGTTTCACCCTTTTCATGTAAATCGTACACAATTTTTTCCAATTTAGTTTTCATTTCACCGATTGATCTATCGTGGTCTTTGGCAATTTGAAAGAGATCTTTACCCGTATGCAGATCCTTTATGAACTGGAGTTCTTCGTCATCTGTCCAATCTTTCATTTTATATTGTCATGTATTCTTTTCCTTATATATATTAAATGTGGTGGCCATTTAAGTTTGTGTGTATTTCACATTCGAAGTCATTTAGCTATTTGTGGGGGGAGTAGAAATTATTTCTTAATACAATATAAGATGTCTCCAGCCCCATTCGTTGACGTTCGAAATATCAAATCCGCATCCAGTCCACGTTTTAAGAAAGCCGTTGAAGATCTCAAGAAACTTTCCCTCAATGCCATCAAGACGGGCAAGAGTACACTCAACAAAGAAATCAAATTTTATGAACTCATGAAAGAACGTGAAAAGAATAAGGGAACCGGGTTATACGTTAATTTATTCTCACGTGTTCAAAGTGCGCTGAAACCATCCAGTTTAAAGAAGAAATCCCCTAAAACTACACGATGACGTGCGGTGTATGCTGTGAACGGTTTAATAAAACAAATCACAAAAAAGTATGTTGTCCTTTCTGTGATTTCGAATCGTGTAGAACATGTACACAGACATATTTATTGTCAACATCCGAGGACCCACATTGCATGAGTTGCAAAAAAGTGCACAATCGCGAATTCGTTGATTCATTTTGTACGAAAAGGTTTAGGAATTATGAGTACAAAAAACATCGCGAACAGATTCTTTTTGAACGTGAACTCATACGTATGCCAGAAACGCAGCCGTATGTACAACGTATATTAAGACGTCGTGAGCTACAAACACTCCGAGATCACATGGCACGTTTATACATTAAATCTCGTCGAAGGTATCATCACGCGGCGGAAACAGGTGGACAATACGTTGATATGTATCTCACGATGTATATGTTTGCAGAAAATGCACACAATTTCTTGCGAGAAGAACTCGAAAAGCTGCGAACTCTGCCTATCGATGCGAGCGAGGAGGCAACAAAGTTTGCGCGCGGGTGTCCGATAGATGGTTGCCGTGGGTTTCTCGACGATTTATGGAAATGTGGAATATGTCAACGTTCGTTTTGTGAACAATGTAACGAAGTATGTTTAGATGAACACACATGCGACCCTGAAACAGTGAAAACGATGCGACTCATTAATCGTGACACGAAACCGTGTCCAAAATGTGCGACGATGATACACAAAATAGATGGATGTGCACAAATGTGGTGCACGACGTGTCAAACTGCGTTTGACTGGCGCACAGGTAAAGTGGAAACTGGGCGTGTTCACAATCCACATTATTTTGAATTCAAACGCCGTGGCAGAGAACACGGTGATATTCCATGTGGTGGTCGTCCCATGTATAGAGAACTTTTAGAAGCGTCTGCACCGGCTTCTATCATGTCTCTAAGCACAACCGTGAGTACTGCTGACTATAATAACACATATAAATATGATTACATACACACGGATAATCTTAATTTACGAATTTCGTATTTAATGAATCACATATCGGAAACTGATATGAAACGTGAATTACAGAAACGTGATAAACACAACGACAAAATGCGGGACATTCAGCAAATATACCAGATGTTCATAGATACTGGCAGCGATTTACTTCGTCAATGGATGATAGAACCGACGAGGGAGGTAGAAATTATGGAGACGGCATACGAGCTCGCTAAATATACAAACGGTGTCATCACACGAATACATAACAGATACACGTGTCAAGTTCCAAGGTATATATTTCTAAGTAAATGATAGATGCTGTGGATTGTACCCATTCTGATTTTGATATTGTTATTCAGACCAAAGTACAAACAGCCAACAGTCATGCGAGGGGTTATCACAGATGAAGAGTGTGAGTATATCAAAACAGTGTCTAAAGAAAAATTGAAGCCATCGACAATCGGTGATGAATTTGTTGAAGACCAAGAAATCCGTAAGAGTGAGACTGCATGGCTCGACCCCGACGACCATCGGATTCAATCGATTATTGCGAAATGTGTAGATGATGTCACTATGTGCGAGAACTTACAGGTGGTTCGGTACACACCCGGTGGATTTTTCAAACCACATCAAGATGCAGACATCGAACATTCTAATCGTCGAAAACATACATTCATATTCGCCTTGAATGACGAATATGAAGGTGGGGAGACATATTTTCCCATATTAGATAAAACATACAGACTTCGAAAAGGTGATGTACTCAGTTTTGATACACTCGATAGCTGGGGTCGAGTTCCATACAAAGCGATGCATGGGGGTGCACCGGTCACGCGAGGTGAAAAATGGATCGCAAACTTGTGGGTTAGAAGTGAAAAATATATTTCTATGTGATATTTATGATACCTATATATAAATTTCCTATCGTGGTACCAAATTCACTGACGGATGAAGAGTGTGAATATATAAAACGTATGGCTTTACCTCACCTAGAAGTGGCTGCACTTGGTGTTGATAAAGATATTAATTCTTACATACGAGATGGACGGGAATGTACTTTGAAAATGTGTGATCCCAAAATTGCTGAAATTGTGAATAGATACACCGAACACCCAGAACGTTGTGAGAGTCTGAGGGTAGTCCATTACAAAAGGGGTGGATTATATAAACCTCACCAAGATGGACACGAAGATTACAAAAATAATAGAGTGCACACATTCATATTTGCATTGAACGATGATTATGAAGGTGGCGAGACTATTTTCCCTAACCTGAAAAAAATTTTTAAATTGAAAAAGGGTGACGCCCTTAGCTTTGATACACTCGATAGCTGGGGTGGTATCACAGATGACGCATTACACGGAGGTGAACCTATCACGTCTGGCGAAAAATGGATAGCGATTATCTGGGAACGTCAATTTAAAATTCAAGATTCTTAGCTCGTAACTTTTCGCGGTTCGCCATATGGAGCGCTTCAACATCCACCTTGTTTTGTCCTACGTAAGGTACAGCATAGCCTTCATCACACATCCACTTATTGACATTCGTCCAATGACCATCTTCACCGACCCATACTTCCGCCAAAATGCGACCAAATTTACCACGCGAATCTTTTTCCGGGCATCTGAGTTCGATCTCTACATCATCCTTCTCAGATTCTACGGCTTTGAGGCACCACTCCTTGAGTTTCTTCTTGGAAAGAAGTCCAAATTTCTTTTCTTCTTCATCGCGCGTGCGAGACTCTGGAGTATCGATGCCGAGCAAACGGACGCGTTGCTTGGTGCAGACATCAAAACCGAGATCTATGGTAACATCTATCGTGTCTCCATCGACGACCTTTTCTAAGGAAGAGACACGGTAAACGAATTCACATTTTTCTTGGGCGTAGGTGGACATATACTATGGTTTAGAAAATTAACCGCTGTAAGCCTGAGCTCTAATGCGAGCTTCCGCCGCCGGACCACCCGCTTTTCGATTTTTTGACATTGCATTTCTAAGAACATCTCTTGGATTTTCACCCATGTTTATTCTTCGTTTGAGTTGAAGCTTTGTTTTATTTCCTATACGAAAGAGTGCATTTATAGACTTCTTTGTGTTGTTTCTATTGTTTTGTGTGAGTAGTTGACCCCTAGTCATGATTGGTTGAGTTCTATTACCAAATTTAAAATTGTTGGTCGACGAACCAGCCATACTCAAAGTTTTATTCATTCTTTTTTGAGCGACTTCAGTATTTTTTATGTTTTTAGCCGTGGTGATCTTTTTTCTGATTTCCCTGAGTTGTGTCATATTGGACACGCGATCCAACTCGGATTTCAACTGCCTTCTTTTCTGTCCGAATGGACCGCCTATGGTGTAATTACCATTGGGTCTTTTTGAGTTTATGAGTGTGCGTAATGTATTTTTAGCGACCCGAAGATTTTCTTGGTTTTTGAGATACGCCGCACCAGGTTTAGCTACATTTTGCCAACGACTGCGTACACCACGTTTCCACATGTTTTTGTTTGTCGTGAGTTTGTTACCCATTTGTTGAAAAGCTGTCGTTGCATTAAAGTTTTGAATGTTTGAGGCTCGGTTTTTCGCGAGTCTAGAGGCTTCTATGATTCTCTGCTTCGCACGTTGTTCGTTGAGTCGAGCAGCGGCTAAGTTTTTTTGTGTAGCGTCCAATTGGGAACGTGTGGTCGCGTACTGTGCTTGATTAGTGGTCACTGCACCCCTTAAATTTCTACGTTGAGCTTGAACCTTCCGCAATTGTTCTCTGAATACATCTCTTTGTTTGTTAGATATATTCTTGGCACTTTGAAGTTGTCTTAATTTGTTCATGAGAGCGATTCTACCGCCTTCAGCCATGTTCAATTGTTTCTTGAATTGGTTTCTTTGTTGAGTTAACGCGATGCGACTACCTTCGAGCATCTCCTTTTCTCTCATCAATTTCGCCGTTTCAGCTTCGAGTTGATTCTTAATTTTGTTCTTCTCGGCGGATGTCGCCTTCTCACTATTTAAGTCACTTTGAAGTCTCGTGACATTCGATTGCGTTTGCTTAATCTGTTCAATCTTTTTCAACAAGTCGGCATTTTTCACAGCGAGTCGTTGTTTTGCGAGGTTTACATTAGATTCGAGTACAGAAATTAGATTATTTTTATTATTTGCTTGTTTTTGTATGGAATTTATTTGATTTTGCATTTCTTTTCGCCTCGTTTCTAAAAGTGCATTCTTTTCCTTTATGAGTACATTCATTTCCTTTTTAGTTAAATTCGCCTTTTCGAGTTCTTGTGCGATTCGTTTCGCTTCTGCATTCGCTGCCGCAGCGGCTTTCGCGCTTTGCTGAGCTTCATCTCGAGCCGCATTGCGAGCCTTATTGGATTCAGCCTTGAGACGGTTCGCTTCAAGTCTGAGGCGATTTGCTTCAGCCTTGTTACCGAGTGCTCGTTGCTCAGCCTGTTGTGCGAGCAATTTCTGTTGTTCGGCTTCTTGTGCCCGTTGAGATGCATTGTTTGCCGCAGCACTCGCTTCGGCTACGAGGCGTCGACTCGTTTCAGTCGCGGATTGTGCATATTTACGCGCTTCATTTACCGCATTCTGTGCGTTTGAGACTTGTTTTCGCTGCATGAGAATTTGTTCTTCGAGTTTTCGCCTTTGGGTTTCAGTGAGACTTCTTTGGCTTTGGAGTTCTTGTGTGAGTTTGTTGACATTTGCGCGCTGTTCCGCTAAACTAGCCTGTGCCTGTGTTAGCTGTTTCTGTGCCGTAACCGCCACGGCTTCTGCGGCTTGAGCTTGTTGAGTGGCCTCGTTTGCCTGTGACCTCGCGTTCGCGACTTGAGCGTTTCTATTTCTGTTTGCCGCTGATTGAGCCGCTCGAGCCGCCTCTACGTTTTGTTTGGCTTTTGCGATTTCAGCATTAAAGGATTTCTTTTCTTTTTGGAGTTTTTGGAGTTCTTCATTTTTTATGAGCACATTACCCCGCGCTTCTGCGAGTTCATTTTCGAGTTTTTTTCTCTCAGCGTTTGAAATGCTACCATTTTTTAGCTTTTTAGTAAGTTCTGCTATTTCAGCGTTTGCTTTTTCTTTTTGTTTTCTCACATTTTCAGCCAATGCGTTCATTTCTCGCATGTATTGCATTTTCTCTGCTTCAGATTTTCTCAATCGATTATTGAGATTGGTTCTATTCTTCATGGCGTTGTTAAGTTGTTCTTGCAAAGCCGTCTTTTCTCCGTTAGACAAAGATTTATTGGTATTTAATTTATTTTTGAGTTTTTTAATTTCGCCGTTCGCATTTTCTTTTTGTTTTTTAAGTATTTGTATGTTTTGTGCCTTTTTATTCATATTTAAGGCGTTTTGATTCAATTTTTGTTTTAAATTGTTACGTTCTGCCTTCAATGCATTTCGTTCATTCGCGGTCAGTTTAGAATTATTGAGTTTGGTTTGCAAATTTTGTATTTTGTTTTCCAAACCCTTAAACACACCAGCCGATGTTTCGAGGGCGTTGTCGAGATCACGCTTAACATCGTTTATTTTCTTTTCACCGGAGACATATTGGTTTCTTAAGCTGGTTTTAATAGTTGACGGGATGTTTTTGTATGCATCGTTTTTAATCAGTTCATTAATTTTGAGACCTCTTTCATTCTTTTCTTGTTGAACTTGTGTGTCAATTTTAGCTAGCCCATTGTTGATGTTGTATGAATTTATGTTTTTTAAGGCCTCATCTCTCACTGCGTTTAAATACACTCGGTTTACATTTCTTTTACCAAGCTCTTCGTCTAATTTTTTCAACTTAATCACGGCGTTTCTTGCACTCGTATCTGTACCACCTGACTGTTTAAATGCATTCAATTTTTCACGTGCAGACGATTTTATTTTTATGTTTCCTATGGTATTTAGTGTTTTTTGAAGTTCTTCTAAGGCTTTTTGAGCACCCATATCATTGAGCTGCGCCTTGTACGCGGTTTCGTACGCCGCGGTGATGCGAGTTTTTGCTGTGTTATATATGTTTGTACCATTCTTATACCCTTTTATGGTTTTTTGAGCATCATTCATAAATGCAACGCGACGTTGGGTATCGAGTTTACTTCCCTTATTTACTATGTATTTCTCGAGTTCAGCCATCTTCTTGTCTTTTTCACTCACCACTTGCACCGCCAACTTTTTACGCAACGCATTAAGAGTTGTCGTGTTACCACGTTTCAACGCATTTTCGACTTGTCGAGCGAGCGCTTTCGTATTTGTACTGGAAGAACCAGACTTAGCCCGTTCTAATGCGCGTGTGAGACTCGCAGTATTTGAACTGTTTCGGCTTTTTCGTAACGCATTTATGAGTCCCGCCATAGTAGGGTCACTCGGAGTACTGGGTGGTTGAACCCTGTTACCACCAACTCGTCGAGCCGCGGCAGCCATATAATACTTGTTTCGTGCCGTTCTGTTCGGTGGGCGAGGTGTCGCGTTTCCACGGTTCCCGTTTTCGCGGTTCCCGTTTTCGCGGTTCTTGTTTCCACGGTTCCTGTTTTCGCGGTTCTCGTTTCCACGGTTCCTGTTTTCGCGGTTCCTGTTTTCGCGGTTCCCTAGATTATTTGATTCATTCGAGATGCGCTTCAAGTTGTTGTTGTTCTTTACACCGTTACCATTGCGGTTATTTACATTAAAATTGTTTTGATAGTTGTTGTTGTTGTTGTTGTTACTATTGACGGAAATGCGCTTTTTCTTGGGTGCTGTGATGTGAAGACGCACGGGTTCTCTCACGTTATTTGACTTCAAAACATTCTCTATAGCATCGACGAGTTCCGCTTTTGTCATATCTTTGTAATTAGATAGCCCCACTTTACGTGCCACGCGTTTCAATTCATTTGATTTAGAAGATGAACTAAACAAGACTTCAAAGTCTGAACTCGTGAGTGGAGATTTTCGGTCTAACATATACTTACCATCCTTGGTCAAAACCATCGGGGGGAGTGGAAGTTTACCGTCCTGGATAGACTTGTATACGTCGCATACTTGGTTCCTATTGAGATTGAGTTCCACACCCGTCTCCTGACGCACGAGACGGGCGAGGTTCTTAGCATCTATGCCCGGATTGCACGCATCCATATTGTTATAAACTGATAAAAAATTATGGGATACCTTTTGTCAACATTCGTATTTTATCCTCATATGACATATTGAAATCAAATATATCCATGTCACCTACGTCTATGATTTTAACATGATAATCTCGTGTATCGTAATCGTATCTATTCACGAGTGCCGAACGCATGATGTTTTCAGCAAAAACACGTGGATTATCTATGTTTTCCACGTAGGGTATATTAGATTTTATCTGTATACAATGAACATCATATGGCTTATATGCGAGAAACGGTGCGAGAGGCATAGACTCTACAGTTCCACCATCGACATACGTGTTTCCTTTGTACTTCCTTGACGAAAATACGAAAGGTATCGCTATACTCATACACACAGCATCGAGTACTTTCATGTCTGGATGTGTATCGGCTGAAAAATACTCAGTCTTTCCGGTGTTAACACAAAATGCCGATATGTGTATCTTTTTTGTAAGTTCCATAAACGTTGGGTCACACCCACATATATCTACGAACTTCTCACGAAGTGCTTCTAAATCTACGAGTCCATAACTATGTAAAAAACATTTCAAGTTCAATTTAACTAAATCTGAAATGTTTAATCTGAGTGATACGTCTATCATCTCATCGACAGTCTTTCCAAGTGCGAATAACACCGCGAGTATAGAACCCGCAGACGCACCCGAAATTTCTTGTACATCACTGAGACGTTTTTCTATATATTTGAGATACCCTAACATGGCGTAAAATCCCATAGCACCTGGACCAATTACCAAATATTTCATCGGTGGTCACTTAATAGTACTTAGGAAATTGCTTTCGCAAAAGAGCGAATACAAGCGCGAAAACGACAGTGTGCACTATCGCAGACGCTGGGCTAGTCTGTCCTGACATGTAGACACCCTTCGACCCTGGTGGCAAAGTGAGCAACATACCTGGGCTCAAAGCCAAGAACAAAACAGTGGTCACGATGAGATCGGTGCGCGTGAGCACGAGACCCATGGCCTTCGCAATCAACGAGTACACGAGAAAGAACACGAGTGCGTGGAAAAGAACCGCGGTTCGACCAGTGAGTCCATCACGGAACTTGATACTGGTACCATCGGTGCGGAGCAAGATACCTGGGCTGAGCGCGAGGAACAAGGCGGCTGGGATAGAAACCTTTTGTGGAAGCATGTTTACTTTGTATATATATTATAATTCTATAGCTCTATTGTCCGAGAACTGATAACAGAACTCGATGAAATCGTGATATTTGGCATCTTTGAGAATATGGTGTCCGAGTGCTCTATCCCTCAGATATCGCTGTAACAATTGCCACATCCACCACAAATCGTCATCAAAATGACCACCCCAATCATCTATATGAAGTGGGCGATTCATGTGCGTTTCATAATATTCATCATCACTGTATTCATTATCACTGAGACGCTCTGTGGCGTGAACATATTCATTCCAAACCATTATTTACGTTCTTTGATACCCGTAAGGGAAAGAGAGGTAGATTCTTTTACTGGTAAGTTATCGAGTACAGCCTTTAACACACTTTCAGCCTGTTGTTCGTTACCATTGAAGTAGTTCACAAGACCATCCATTAAAGTGGTCTTATTAAGTCCAGTCTTTCTGGCACTTTTACGAACTGAAATCTTCCCTTTCTTGAGGTTAATGGCGTCGAGACCGTTATCCATCATGAGTTTTTTCACTTGTAATTTGAGTGATTTTTCGGCCTGAACGAGGATCTTTATATCTTCTCTGGCTTCTGTAATTTGCTTGTTTAATTCAACCAATTTAGAGACGCTGTTTGAGAGTTCGTCTGAAGGAACTTGGGACATTTATATATATATTTAATACGTTATTCTTTAAGTTTAGGCGCACAAACTACGTTGCATGGTATCTGGTGCAATAGTGGAGTTGTTCCACACAAAGGCATCCTTGGGGTTTGGTGGGTCGGCACGAATTTGTTGGTTCGCGTTACGGAGGGCGCCGCCGATAGTTTCTGGGTAACCAGTTTGTTGGCGTGGCTCGAGGAAGTTTTGACCGGAGAGAATGTCATCTGGAGCAAACTCACCGAAATCCTCCTGAGGCGCAACTTCACGTGGCAACAAAGAAGAGGCGAGACCGGTACCCGCCTTCATTTCGCAACCAATCCCGGCTTGAGCCGATGGACCGACAGCATCAATGCCACCGATACCGGCATACTCCGAGTCCTTCACACTGTAGGTGGAACGGTTATTGGTAACCATGAGGTAAATCACAACCACAATCGCGAGCCCGATGATCGCTTGGCGTGGAGTGATCTTTTTCATCTTCATCATCTTTTATATATAGAAACAATTTTTTTATTCATCGTCTTCAATCACAATCTCCTCTGGGTAAGCCTCAACTTCGAGTTCTGGCTCTGGTGCCGACTCTGGCTCTGGCTCGGGGACTGGTTCGGGTTCAGGTTCTGGAATCATTTTCACCTGGACCAAGTTCCACGCCGGACCAAAGGCTTTTTTCGCAAACCAGAGACCGGCGTATTCAAGCATGATGGTACACACCGTGCCTGGAGAAAACGCTTCAACCTGGATGACTTGCTTCGCTGCGTCGAATACCTTTGTAGCTTGGATCTTATCCGCTGAAATGGTGTCCTCCTTCGTGTAAACCTTGTTGATTGTTTTCTCAGTCAACTTTTTACCGAACCACGTCTCACTGTTTTCGAACGCCGACGCCAAGTTTTGTGTGTGGATAGCATCAATCTTATCGACACCCACTGCATCGGTGAGGTCGAATGTGACTTCACCGGAAACATCATCGACGACCTTTACATTCTTGACCTGGACATAACACCGCTTCTGCTCTTCGGTGAGAGCCTTCACGTGATAGAGACCATCTTCACCCTTTGAGAGAGATCCGTAAATCATTTTATATATCATATACGGTTCAAATCTTTAACCCCTATAAACGGTATCATAGCCGATTTGCGTATAATGGGCTTTGGAACCCATGCATCTCTAGATGGTTTGAATCCGTAAAGAGTTTCCTCTAGTTTTATTTTATCTGGTAACGGAATGGGACGTTTTGGTCTGTAATTGAATTCATCTTTCACATAGTTACTAGATTTATTCTTGACCCAATCTAATTCTTCTGTGTTGAAACGCATATTACCCTGTGTTTTAGTAAATCCAGATACATTTCCCATGTTATGTGATGATTTTATACCGTATACGTACTGTTTGGACAGTTTTTCTGGATCTGGAGTTGTCGTAAATGTGGTGTATTTCTTGGGGTTCACTTTCTTTGCATTTGACATCTTCACATTACGAAATTTGGTGTGTTTTTTAGCGGTCTTTTTCAGTGGTATGCCTACTTTTTTCATGATATCTTCCATCGAATCGCTTTGAAGAATTTTTCGTCTGGTCACGAGACGGGCGAGTTTAATCATTCGCCGGCGATCCTTTTCTTTCTTTTCTGGTGCCCTGAGTCCCAACTTCTGCATGGTATACGAATCTTCAATGAGAAACTTCTTAGACGCGAGTTTGATGTTATCAAACTTACCGATAACGTACTTACCCGTGATTTTGAATATGTCGAGTGCCTGTACTTGATCATCTCCAACTTCGAATCCAAATTCACCTGGACGCATGAATGCGATGTCGAGTATACCACCCATGTTGATTGGTTCAATGCGACCAGTCTTTGGTGAGTACACGCGAGCTTTCATATCGAGTGTGAAAAGCTCTATGTCTGCGAGTGTGTCGGGTCCTTTTTTTGCGTCTTTTTTCTTCGGGATGAGTGTATATCGACGCGTGACATATGGACCTTTATTCGCAAAACCTAAACCTATGAACTTACCTGGTTTCCCGCGTCCTTCGTACACAAGCTTTGCAAATCTTGTATTCACTCGCTTGGCAATCTCACCGAGTTTGTTCCATAACAAAAGCTTGATAGCTTGAAGTTTTCCAAAAAACTTAGTGTCTGGTTTTATTCTGGGTGTAAACTTGGTGTCTATGTCGAGAGTCATGATTCTCTGGGTTGGTTCTAGGTATGAATTTACGGCGTCTCCACCGGATAAAATTAGATCACCGACTGGGTTCAAAAACTCTGTGAGTTCGTCAATGATAGCGTATAATTCGTAACGAAGTATATCAGTGAATATAACACTCGCGAAGTCTTTGAAATCTTCATCCTTGTGGACACGGTGCATCCTCGCCCTGAATTTGGCGACATCATCTTTCTCATAGAACTTTTTGAGAACAGGATCGTTATGGAACAGTTTTTTCGTCCTGAACCTATTTATGACCCCAGCTGAATATTCTGCTTGGTCCATGTTATTAATACATCACATAATATTTCAACAAGCTTAAAGATGTGATACCTAAGTAAAACATAAAACGAGATGTCTTTTGAAACCGTCCTCACTGAAATTGCTGCTCTCCGTAACGACGTCAAGTCCTTGACCAAGATTGTTCGTAAGATCAAGGCCAAGCAAGACGACCCAGACGGAACCAAGGCTGCTTCTCGAGCGAAGAATAACGGCTTCAATCGTGAACAAGCTATCTCCCCAAAGCTCCGTGAATTTCTCGGTGTTGAAGAAGGGAAGCTTGTCTCCCGTTCGTTCGTCACTCGTGCGATCAATAACTACGTCACTGAAAAGGGTCTCAAGCACCCAGAAAACGGTCGCGTTCTTGTTCTTGACGACAAGCTCCGCACTCTTCTTGACCCACCTGCGGACACGCAAATCACTTTCTTGAACTTGCAAAAGTACTTGAGCCCACACTACACCAAGGTTGAACAAACTGCTTAAAAAAATATACACTAACAATATAAAATGTTAATCGACAAGGCAACTGTCGAAACCCTTGTTGGTACAAAGATATCTAAGATAGATTTGTACCAAAAAGCATTTACACATAAATCTGCATTGAAAGAAAATGAAAACTTGGAATCTTTTGAGACTCTTGAATTCATAGGTGATTCCGTATTGGGATTTGTTATTACAAAGTTCTTATTTGACAGACACGAGAAACAAAAGGAGGGTTTTCTCACAAAAGCTCGCACTAAGCTTGTACGAGGTGAAACATTAGCAAGTATCGCAATGAAGTTGGAGATGTACAAATGGGTGCAAATGGATGAGAAGGGTATGCGAAACGAATGGTTCAAGAATCCTAAAATTCTGGAAGACGTATTCGAAGCGTTCATAGGTGCGATATACATGGATCTTGGTCTTCTACATGCAAAACGTTTTATTTTGAATATTTATGAGAATCCAAAACTTGTAAATATGCAGTCTATCATGATAGATGATAACTACAAAGATCACCTCATGAGGTACTGTCAGACACACGGACATCCTTTACCAGATTATCGTGTCATTTCACACGACAATGGTATATTTTATATAGATGTGTACGTAAATAATGTCATTTTGGGTCGAGGGTTTGCTAAAAACAAAAAACAGGCTGAACAGAATGCAGCAAAATATTTTTTTTACCCAAATTGTAACATCACATAATGATCCCTTTATTATTTGTCGTTACATGTATGTTATTTAGAAAAGTCGAACCACCGATTCAATATTCTAAACAAGCTTTGATAGATGAATTTGAGAAGTTAGGTGTATCTTCACGAAGTACATCTCGCATATTGAGACGCTTAAAAGATAGGGAAATAGTATGTTTAAGATGCACCCAAATGTTGCGAAGCTGATAAGTAAGACGTACGCGGAACAGCGGTCACAAGAATGGCTCGATTTGAGAAAGAATATGCTCACGGCGAGTGACTGTGCCACAGCCATAGGTGAAAATAAATACGAAAAACCATTCGATCTTCTTCTCAAAAAGTGTGGTAAGGGGAAACCATTCACGGGGAATGCAGCTACAGAACACGGTAATAAATACGAAGACGAAGCCAGAATTATATATGAACAAAGGCACAATGAAGTTGTACATGAAATTGGACTCGAACCACACCCCAAGTACCCTTGGCTCGGTGGATCACCCGATGGTATTAGTGAATCCGGAAAACTCATCGAAATTAAGTGTCCTATGTCACGTGAAATTTTACCCGAGGTACCACGTCATTATATGCCTCAATTGCAACTATGTATGGAGATTCTGGACTTAGAAGAGTGTGATTTCATTCAATATAAAAATGCGGATTTCAACTGGCCAAAACCAGAGGAATTCGTGGTGGTTAACGTGAAGCGCGATCGTGAATGGTTTGAAAAGTACTTTCCAATCATGGAAGAGTTTTGGCAAAAGGTCTTGTATCACAGGGAACATGGGATAGAAGAACCTGTAAAAAAGACTAGGACTCGTAAGAAAAAAGAAGACGAACCACCAGCTCCGTGTGAAATCAAGACCGACTCAGACGATGAATATAGAGATGAGTGATTTATTATCTGGTAATATATAAATGAGCTCACAACCTATCGTCATACAACAGAAATCGAACGGTGTGTTCGGTACTACTATGAAAATAATAGGTTTTATTTGTTTGATTTCATGTTTGTGTTCCATGTGGTCATCTTACAGAACGGCGAAGGCTGTTGGTAACGCAATTGAAAATGCGGACATCAGAAAGGTAAATAAGAACTCGGGTCCAATCATCTCTGATATGGAGATCATTACACGAGATACAGCACCGAGTGGTATGACCACGATGGAAATAACATCAGATGAACCAGAAGCCGAGGCGGTCACAACAAAGTCCATGAAGGTTGCATTGTATAAAACATCTGACTGCACTGAGGAACCCGTTAATTCAGTGACATTGGAGCCAGGTACACTTCTTAGTACAAAGGGTGAATTCGATAAAATAGGTACTGATAAAGACACAAATTACGTGTGTTGTATAAAACACGAGAATGTGAAACTCGCAGGTGAATACATGAAGGGTGATGAAAAGAAAACGTTTAGTACATCAGCCGATGGTCAAACGAGCATCGTTCAGTTTGGACAACCAGGTGGACCTGAAAATTGTGCGACCGATTTTTTTATAAATTGGGCTCCCCGTGAATAGGTTAGAGTTTCTCTATATTCCTATATAAACCAAAAAAATCATTGAAATTAAAAATAAAAAAAATTATTTTTTTGAATGCTTTCTTCTTTGAAAAGAAATGAAAAAAATAAAAAAAGTTTTTTGTGTTTTTAAAATTGAAAAAACATGGTGTTACTTTACCTAAGTAATCACAGACCATGTCTAAATCAAACCAAAATGGAGCTTTATCAACATCAGATAGAGGGTGTCAACTGGATGCTCGAGAGAGAGCGGTCGGAGGATGGACCGAAGGGTGGATTTCTCTGTGATGAGATGGGTCTTGGAAAGACGGCTCAACTCATCACCGTGATTACACGTAATCCCATGAAGAACACACTCGTGATCGTACCAAAATCTATAGTCACGCAGTGGAAGAGTGAAATCAACAAATTTGCACCACAGCTCAGTGTGTTTGTATACGATGGTCTCAAACGAACAAAATGTGTGGAAGATCTCAAATCATGTGACGTGACTGTATGTCCTTACAGCCTTCTTACAGAAGGTAACCCTTTGGTGCACAAAGTTAACTGGGGTCGTGTCATACTCGATGAGGCACATGAAATTCGAAATAGACGTTCAAAGAGATTTAAATCGTCCATTAAACTTGTGTCCGAGACACGTTGGCTTGTGACTGGTACACCTGTGTTTAATCGTGTAGATGATTTCGTATCGCTCTGTGGATTCTTAGGTATAGACCGCATTGATGTACAATGTCATCTCGATGCAATCAGACAAAAGTATATCATACGTCGTACGAAGACGAAGGACGATGTACCGGAATGTCATTTTGAAAACCTGGAACTTGAAATGTACCCCGAAGAGAAAGAGATGTACCGGTACGTGTTCTCCGAATCACAGGAAATGATTCGAGAAATGATGCGTCGGTCGCAGGCACATGGCAATTCCACGATGTATAACATGGATATTCTGGAGTGTTTACTCAGAGCGCGACAGGCTATGATTTGGCCACAACTGTACATCGATGGTATGTGTAAAAAGACTGGCGAAGATATCGAACCATGGAAGGGGCGTTCCAAGAAGATGGAGACACTCTTTCAACTCATTTATCAACACCCAGATGAGAAGACGCTTATATTTTGTCAGTTCATGGGCGAAATGAATTACATTCAGGAAACACTCACATGCCCCGTGTTTAGAATCGATGGTTCGTGCTCAAAGGAGCACCGAGAATCACAACTCGCTGAGTTCAATCGCGCGTCACAGAACAGTGTGTTTTTAATTCAAGTGAAGGCTGGTGGACAGGGACTTAACATTCAGTGTGCATCTCGTGTGTACATCACGAGTCCGTCTTGGAATCCAGGCACCGAGCTTCAGGCAATTGGACGGTGTCATAGAAAGGGGCAGACTCGCGAAGTCTATGTGAAGAAGCTGATATACAAGGGTGACGAGAAATTCCCGAGCGTCGACGAATCTATCGTCGCGCTTCAGGTGAGAAAATCCCACGAAACCGCGGAAATATTAGATGATGTACGCCTTAAAACGCAGCTACCCGGGAAGTCAGAGGGGCTTTCGATTTCGGAGATTAGAAATATTTTCAGGGCATAGAGTATATACAATGAAGACATTTGGATCTCGCGCTGAAGTGTTCCACGGTACCGCGGAAAAGACCGCCGGTGGGTTGAAGAAGAAGGACTTGTTCCAAGACAAGTATGGTGCCATCAAGAGTAAGGCGGCGTCCAAGGCGGCTCTCACTCGTATGGAAGAAGAAGGTAAGAAGGCGATGGTAAAGGTGTTCAAGCCAAAGAAGTCTGGCTTCAAGCTCCAGCCAAAGGAAGGTACTGCGGCATACAAGAAGCTTATTAAGAAAATGTAAATGTAATATAAGAAGATATGACTCTCAAAAAGTGGGACCAAGCGGTCAGACTTGCCAAAATCAAACAGGGTATAGACCCAAATAAGTATACGATGCTTCGCGGAAAATTGCTCAAGGAAGCCCAGGCTATATATTTGTTATTGACTATGTCTAAATAATAAACTGAAAGCCTTTCAAAGCCTGTGGTTCATATGTGACGAGCTGGTAAAGCTTATATGTAATTCCGAACTTCTTGTTCAAGAAATAAACACTGTTAATCTCTACGATTGCAGTTCCAGAATTTCTTGAATATAGTCCATTCTTACACTCGACGTTTCCAATTGGGTTCTTTTGTTCGTCATAAATGTGTGGTTTGATTTTACCTTCCATACCAACATCGACCTTTACACGGAATTTGGGTTCTCGATCGGGTGATTCCTTGATATTTGAAAAGAAACATGATTTAAGTTCATCCATACTCACTTTTCGTTTGAAAATGTGTTCACTTTGTTCATGTACGGCTTCGATGATCTTTTCTTCGAATGCACGCATCGTTTCGTAGAACTTCTTGACATAGTTAGCCTCTTCGTCGTACCCTTTCATAGCAAAATCGAGAGACCATTTTGTGGGACCAACTTCTGGTGTGAATCCTGAAATGCCGAATGGAATGTACATTCGAGGGAATTGAATTCGCAGGGGTTTTCCTTCCTTTGTACACAAAGAAATTTTACGCCCATCGTGTTGTGGTATTTCGAGTTCATTTAGTAGATTCACGAATTTAGACATCTGTATTACAAATTATACGAGCTAAAGCTTTAAGCAGAGCAAGCCGCGCAATCGGCTTCAAGACTAAATTGAATGGGGCGCGCTTTCGCCTTCGAACGCAGATAATACATACCTGTTTTGAGACCCTTCTTCCATGCATAGAAATGCATGGATGATAATTTAGATACGGTTGGACTCTCGACAAACAAATTCATACTTTGACTTTGGTCGATGAATACACCCCTATCTGCCGCCATATCGATGATGACCTTTTGACTGATTTCCCATACGGTTCGGTAAAGTTCCTTGAGATTGTCCGGGATATCGACGATGTTTTGTACGGAGCCATTCGCTTTCACCATGAGATCTTTCATCTCCTTTGACCAAAGACCTACTGCTTTGAGATCATCCACCAAGTGTTTATTGACGACGACAAATTCACCAGCGAGTGTGCGTCTAACATAAATATTTTGTGTGTACGGCTCGAAACACTCATTGTTTCCAAGAATTTGAGACGTACTCGCAGTTGGCATGGGTGCAAGTAAAAGACTGTTTCGAGTACCGTTCTTCACACGTTCGCGCATGGCATTCCAGTCGTATCTCGACGATACCTTCGCGTCACTCCACATATCAAATTGAAGAATACCTTGACTGAAAGGTGAGCCTTGGAATGTCTCGTATGGTCCGAGCTTATCTGCGAGTTCGCAACTCGACTCGAGCGCCGCGTGATACATGGTTTCAAAGATGTTACGGTTAATTTCACGTGATTTTTCGGAGCCGAATGATTCTCGGCAAAGAATGAAGACATCTGCGAGTCCTTGTACACCGATACCAATGGGTCGATGTCGCATATTTGAGCGTCGAGCCGTTTCGGTTGGGTAAAAGTTATTGTCGATGACTCGGTTCAAGTTCCGCGTGACCATCTTCGTGATCTTGTGGAGTTCTTCGTAGTCAAACTCACCCGTTTCTTTGTTGACGAATTTGGGTAATGCGATGGATGCGAGGTTACATACGGCTGTTTCGTCAGCATCGGATTTTTGTACTATTTCCACACAAAGATTGGAAGATTTAATAGTTCCCAGATTCTTTTGATTGGACTTTTCATTACATGCATCCTTGTAAAGCATATATGGCGTACCAGTCTCACTTTGAGATTTAATGATTGCCTTCCAAATGTCAGCGGCTGGGACGACCTTGTTCGCACGTCCTTCCGATTCGTATTTTTCATAGAGTTCATCGAACTCTTTGCCGTAGACATCTGAGAGACCCGGTGCCTTATCGGGACAGAAGAGCGACCAGTCTCCACCTTCTTCGACTCGACGCATGAATAAATCTGGGATCCATAGGGCTGAGAACAAGTCTCTGCATCTCGCTTCTTCATCGCCTTGATTGAGGCGAATTTCCAAGAAATCCATGATGTCCGCGTGCCACGGTTCAAGATATACAGCAATGGAACCCTTTCTACGACCAGCTTGGTTCACGTAACGCGCGGTCGCATTGTATACACGCAACATAGGGATGATACCATCGGATGTACCATTCGTACCCCTAATGTGTGATTTATTCGCACGAATATCGTGAATATGCATACCGATACCACCCGCCCACTTTGAAATTCGTGCACACTCCTTCACTGTATCATAGATGCCATCGATACTATCTTCCTTGTTTGACACCAGGAAACACGATGACATTTGTGGTCTATGTGTTCCTGCATTGAAGAGTGTTGGTGTGGCATGAATGAACAGACCTTTACTCATGGCATCATATGTTTCAATCACACGTTCAATATCAGAACCATGGATACCTATGGCGACTCGGGCATACATGTATTGTGGCGTTTCCATTATTTCGCCGTTTACTTTTTGGAGATACCCTCGTTCAAGCGTTTTAATACCAAAGTACCCAAAGTCGTAATCTCGTTCTGGTTTGATATGCGAGTTCATCTGCTGGGAAACATCACGTACCTCTTCGGTGACGATATTATTGTCATATAATTTAGCCATCGCTTCAGAAAACGTAGAGGGTACGCGCTTCTGAATGTTACTCGCAACGATGCGCGTCGCGAGTATCTCATAGTCTGGATCGCTGGTTATCATGCCGATACAGATCTCAGCCGAGAGTGTATCGATCTCGTACGTTTTAATGTTATCATGCATCGAAGAAAATACCTGCTGAGCAATCATCGAGGCATCGACATTTTCAGACAACCCATCCGTGAGTTTGGAGATCCTATTGGTGACCTTATCAAATTTAACGTCTTCAATACGACCGGATCGTTTAATAACCCTCATTTTATAAATATACATGTGAATTTTTTATATTACTTTATTTGAAGTCACGACTTCGCACTGGGACTGGTCCAGCCAATTCGACCTTGCGTTCTGGTTGAGTCAGGTAGCTATTCACGAAGAATGCCCCATGTGCACCCGCTTCGGCTACTGGTGGGTAAGACGCGATAAAGCATTTGCCTGGTTCGCACACAGGACGATACTGTGGGCATGCGGCTATGGAGTACGCTTCATCGAAATCAGAAACAGATATGTTCATTTATAATTACTGATAGTTTTTTTCCAGGACTATATTAAATGTGTGATAATCTTCACCTGAATTCTTTGAAGCAATGCCAAACACCACTGAACACACTTTTCTTTTCGGCGTTCAATGTGAACTTGCTTCAACGAGCGATACGTCAGGATTTCAAAAACAGAACGGGTATCTCCATCGATTACCAAAGCGAGGATGACTTGTTTGCCATTATGCGCGTTGTTTTCATAAACAACTCGGGAGATCACAATGCCCGTGTAAATGAACAGGTCAAGATGATGAATACAATGGTTATAAAAACAGCCGTTGGTCAGATCCAATCAGGTGTATCTCAATACATGGGATATGTACACGATATGGATAGAGGTCTTGAACCAATCGACAGACCAGTGAACACCACGACCTTTGGTAATAAAATGGGTAAAAATGAAAAAATTGGTATTTAAATGATAGTCATCATTGGTCCACGACCATTTTGATCTCCAATGACCGACTGCTCATCAGAGCCCACAATCGTCTCTTCGACGATATCATCGGGTTTGACGAGTTGTTTCTGCTGCGCGACTTTCACTTGTACTTTTATACCGTCGTCGCCTGTGCTTACTGGTTTTGGAATTGAAACAAAGTACACGACTGCGACAGTCAAGGCGGTGAGTGCTAAGAGTGTGTATGTGATGTTGCCTTTCTTCATTATATTATATACCACATAAAGTTTTGGTGGCATGTATTGATATGAGTCTAAATTACTATAAATCTGAGACAGAGATTATCTGTAAACAGAAAGGTTGGACTAATGCCACCGTTGATACGGTATGGCTTCTCCTCACCGAGGAGATAGGAGAACTTGCGTCTGCAATCAGGCAGTACAAAAAAACATACAAAAAAACAAACCTGAAGAAAGAGAGAGGTACTGACATCATGATGGAAATGGGCGATGTGTTTAGTTATTTATTTCAAATTTCATCGATGTTAAATGTAGACTTGGATAAGATGTGGTTAGAACACGGTAAGAAAATGAAGTATAAGAAATATAATCTGTGATAGTATAAAGATGCCTTTGAGCGACGAAGAATCTATTGATAGAGTGAACCCATATGTTCAGCATGATTTCTTCATGCCAGGTACGAGTCGTCAGATCATAGACTTTGCACCACACAAAAAACCAGTTGAAGAACCTATGCAGCAGGAATATCGTAGTCCGATGTGCGACTATGGAGTGATGGTCGCAGGTCGAATTGGTCGAACGGATGTGTGTCCTTTATCTAGAGATTTGTATCCAGGAAGAAATATTCAATATGATGAAGATCCAGTAACTGTTTCCCGGGGGAATAACAACCCTAACAAGATTCATAATCAAAAAACTATGAATAATATGGTGGGTGCAGGGATTCTACTTCTATTAGTTGCAGTACTCTAAAGAATTTTTCTAGTCTCAATTCGTTGGTACACGTCTGTATAATGTGAGGCATATGTTGTTCGCACATATCCTTAATAAACCTTTTTTGCCACGCACAATGCATATTAATCACTGGAGGTGAAAATGTAGGGTCTAGAATTTTGACCGCATTCATTATTCGCACGACACTACGTGTATTGTTATTTTCACATAGTGCACTTTCCAACTCAACTAAAGCCATTTTTCTCCTGGTTTCAGTTGTTTTATGTATCATTGTATCTAAAAATTGTTCATAACGAAGTGTATCTGATATAGATTGTATAGTAGTCCATGTACCAATAGGTGTAGTTTGAAATATATCTTTTTTATTTTCATAACCGATGCCTTTCGTATACTTTACGTATTCTATGTCTATGATTTGAGAATCACTATCAATGTCATGAGACACGCGTGCAGTTTTTACGAATGAGGTCATAACTTTATGTACTGTAATTTCTCTAAGTATTTTAAAAGCCTAAGTCACACCCAACACACCTTAAAATTAAGTATGTTTAGTTCAATCGCAAACAACACATTTTCGTATTACCTGACTCTCAATGAATTTCGAAATGAGATTCCTGAGAATATCAGACCGTCGTGGGTGAAACTCACCACCATCACGATGGTATCGAGCTTTAATAAGCCTTTGAATATACAGCACCTCCGCAAATGTTTTGAGAAAATAACACCGATTCGTTTGCGAATGCGTGGAAGAAAATGCGCAGGATGTGAATGGACACTGAAACCAACGTCGTTTTATAACCAGATTACATTGGCTTATACAGATATGTATAGTGTAAAATCTATCAAACTGTTTCCAAACGGAAGTATCCAGGTGGCGGGGTGCTCAGACTTGGTAAACTGTAAACATATCATCAAACAACTGTCACTTCTCATCGGTAAATTACTAAACGAATCGTGTATACCGCCGATAGAGACGTTTCGGGTCGTGATGATAAACTCAAACTTCAGCCTAAACTGGAATATCAATTTAATGCGCACAGCGGATCATTTTGAAAAGTATTCTGATATCTTCAAAGTATCGTTTGAACCAGACAGATATTCAGCTGTAAAAGTAAAGTTTAAACCAGCTGAAGATATGAAAGAGGTCACGACGAGTATTTTTAGTACAGGGAAAGTGATTATCACCGGTGCCGAGACATTCAAAGAAATTGCATTCGCATATAACATAATAAATCAGCACATCAACACAGATTCATCTATAAGAGTTAACGAGGTTGCCTCGGACAAAAAAGAGATATTTGATTCATTGTCAGGGGCAAACATAAATGATATAGTTCATAAACTCAGGAACATGAATGTAAAATCCTGGAAACGTACGATAGAGAATAGACAAATTAATTTCTGATGTAATAATAAAAAAATGTCTCAACGACTTGGAATGGCCGATGGTCGATGCTTCACCATCAACTCGTCTAGCCAATTGTACAACAACTACTTGATGAACAAGAATGGTGTATCTTACGAAGACAACTATTCTTACCGCAAACTCTTACAATCGAAGGGACCGGAACTTTTCAAGCTCGACCAAGAAACGAAAAAGTGTGCTTCGTGTGACAAGGCCTTGGTCGACACTCGCAATATTTACTAGATACGCTAAATTAGTGTTATTTTAATATACAACCTTTCTAGAGAATGTGTCAGTGTGCAATATGTCTCAATGACGTCAGAGAGACGAGGCATAATAAACCCATACGATGTGGACATTTGTTTCATTCACATTGTCTAGAAAAGTGGAAAAATAAAGGTAAGCAAACTTGTCCAGTATGCAGAAGGGTATTTGACGGAGACAATTTCAGGGTGCAAATAACGATTCATAATAATTTTGAACTGACTTCAAATACTGTGATCGTCGATCCGGAATTCATATTTGACGCACTCGATATATTCTTTGATGTTGAAAATGAGAATGACATATCAAGTCTTCTTTCTGACTTTGGGGTGAGTGTGTCCGACTTTGATCCCCTTATTTTTGACACAGAATGAACTACAGTACGTTTTGTAGTTTAACGAACCATAATCTCTCGATGCTTTACGTGGATCTAGGATCACATTACCCTTTGCATCTGTAAGTAATGGCCCAGTCGCCCAACCACGTTTATGTGCAAATATATTAGCCTTGAAACGTATAACTTTACCTGGTGTGAGCTTTGGCGCCACATTTTTAACGCGAGTGATTGGAACTTTAAAAAATTTCGCTATCGCTTCGTGTGTGTTACCCTTTTTTACTTTGTACTCCACTACATTTACTTGTTTGTAAAAGTGAAAATCACCTTGCCTGAAATAATTGTTTGGGTTTCCCGGAGCCACAAACATCATGACTTTGTAATGCCCCGGTTTGCACTTCTCCTCGGCTTTGGCTATGTACACCTTTTTTGGGTTATCCGAAACGACACGCTGTGGTAATTGTTTACAGCTAACATATGAATGATTCATGTTTTTCATACCAGCGCGTTCACCAGGGACACTTTTGTATCCTCTCTTTTTTTCGTAATCACCGACAGCGTATGCATAACAATTATTATTATTGATACCTATTGCCCTTCCCCACAATCTCTGTGTAAACTTGGGCTCTGACCCACTCAGGGGGAGTCTCTTTGGGGTCTGTCCCATTAATAATATTCGAGAAAAAAAATATTATTAATAGATAAATGATCCAAGGTCTTGTTAACGCACGCAAAACACAAGACGCCATCACTGAGCTTCTCACGTTTATTCTCGTGATTCTCATTACGACCTTTGTGCTACGATTCTTATGGAACCGTTCCCTTGTGAAGCATGTGACCGTTCTCAAGAAGCTTGACACCTTCCTTGACGCTTTCATGTTGTCCTTAGCACTCGCGGTCGTCCGTGGTATTTAAACTTCTCGGTAACCGGAAAACGTTTCGCCATTCGAACTTTTCAGAGTTGGAAATGACTTGATTCCATTGCACTGCTTTTTTTCGCAGTCAACGAAATCGAACACTTTACCATTCTTTTTCATGTAATCCAATTGTCTTCTCGTCCAGCCGCACCAATCCGCGCCATACACAGTCCACTTTTCCTTACACTTTTTGCATGTACATCCTTTGCAATCACATCGACCTTCTGCGCATCCACATCCACAAGGACATTTAGACGATCGAGTCGTGTAAAACAAGACAATCAATACAAGAACAGTCAATACAATAAAAGCAATCATTATTAATTACTTCAAATATTTTAATTTGAGAGCATCACATATTTGTTTTACAGTCTTTCCCTGTGTATTAATACCAGCCTTATTGGCTTTTTCAATGAGTTCAGATTTTTTGTAAGTGATACACTTCTTACCATCTATGCGCGTGTATCCTTTTGGTGCTATGGTTACCTTTATCTTGGGTGTTACGGATTTTCGTTTCTTTTCTAAAATAGCTTTCGCTCTTTTAATAGCAGCCTCTTCATTTATGGGTGTTTTTCGAACCACCTTCTGCTTTGGTTTATTCTTTGGGAAGGGTTTCGCTTTTGGTATGAAATCCAGTGGATTCTTACGTTGTGTGACTTTGGAACGGTATGGTAAGAAAAATGAGTCTGAAAATATCTTTTCAAACGTGGGTAGTTTAGTGTGATCAGCATTTAATCTCAAACGGAAATTCTCAATTTTATTTGTTTTTAAACCTATATATTCTTTTGGTAATATACGCTGTATAAAACTAATTACACTCCTCGAAGATTCCGTGTTTATTCGGGCGCATATGAGAAACATTGCATTCAAAAAGAGATGGGCATCGTACATCACGTGTGATGTTGGAGCTATACCATATCCTTTATCAAGTCCATAAATCTTAGGATTTCTTATGGTATCCGTATACGATAAACCATAATCCGTTAACAGTGTATCTAATCCAATGTCTTCAACTTCTAGATTCATGTTACCTATTTTGTATATAGTCGTTTTTAGCGTAGGTGCTCGAGTTCGCAAAAGTACATTTTTTCCATGAAGATCACTATGTCTGAAAGATGGATATTTTTTATGTATTCTATAAAGATTATATAATACATCTGTAATTATAAATCTAAAATGTATAGGTCTCAATGATACTCTATTTTTTATGATATACGGTTCGAGTGCACCTCCATTCGCATATTCACTGTACATGATGTCTCTATCTTTACACTTTTCGAGTGCATACGAATTGACACCACCTAATTTACTAAGTAGTTTTCCAATTTTGTATTCCGATGACATTGATTCTCGTTGGATTTTTATAGCGATTTCATTCTTGCATTGCTTATCGACACATCCATAGAAAATCTCACCATATTCACCTTCACCAATTTTTTTAGTACCTACACGCGTTCTTGAGGCTTTTCTAATAGACAAATTTGGAGTTGTGTTACCATTTATCGTATAAAATATTTTTTCTGGATTACAACCTAATTTTTTGATGGCATCGATGACCGCTTTACCGATTTTTTCGTGATCTCTAGGTGTATTGGCTTTGATAGCCTTGCGCCTGATGACCGCTAAATTTTTGATATGTTGGTCTACTTGCATCTTGTTTTAGTGCTAGATTTTATTCGTCAACTTGACATTCTTCCTCGTAGTATTCTTCTTCGGCACCTTCGTCAACTGCGTCACGTGAGACTGAGGTTTCAACACCTTGGAAGGCAAAAGAGGGAAGCTTTGTCGATTGTTGGAAAAGAGCTTGAGATAAACGCAAACTCACACCAAACTTATTGTCAATGAACCAGATTTGAGTTACATTGACGATACACAAGCACCGCTGACCCTTTTCGATGGAATCAATTGGAACAAGTTCTTGTTTTGGGTTGTATGCCTCAGCCATGAATTCACCGGTTGGCTTCGTCATGACCTTGAGTTTAATGGTATCTGGATAGTCTTCTTTGCCTGGGCGAACGAGAGGCTTGTATAAGGCTTCCTTCATAACTTCCGGATTGTATACCTTTCCGAGCCATTCCTTAGAGTTTGCCGCGACCGTCTCGATGATTCGCGCGTCAAGCTGCTTAAGCTTTTCGGCGAGTTCGACGGCGAGCTCGTTGTCCGGATCGATAGACAAATCGAGCGAATACGACGTCTTGTTAGTCGTCTCATCAGTAAAGGCGCTCAAACCGTAAGGGCTTCGCATGAATGGAAGTTGCAAGTACAATTTCCCCTTACCATCGGCGGTGTTAATGTATACTGTCTTGCCACCGTTCTTGTTCTTCTTCATCTTACTGAAGACGACAGAGGACGGATCAAAAGTGTTGGAAAGTTGGATCATATTAGTGGACGACATCTGCTTGTTTGTATATGTTATGATGGTGCCCAAACTTTAACTACGTTTTTTTTCTCAGTCTAAAATATAAAAATTACACATGGGTATCTTTAAAGATTGTGGTTGTGGATGTGGGGGTGCTAAGGCCCAGCAGAAATTTGTGATTTCCTCTATGTCTGCCCTCGTATTCTTTATCATTGCGAACCCAGATACATTTCGATTGACGCGCTCCATCTTCGGTCGATGGGTATCTGGTCCAACTGGCTGCCCCACTTTGCGAGGTCTCGCACTTCATACCGTAGTGTTTTTGCTCATCACATGGGCCATGATGAACATTAAGAAGGAAGACTATTCCATCGAGGGGGAAATGCCAATGATGGTTGGACCTTCCCCAGAAGAAGAAAAACCTATGGTCAGTCCACCAATGGCTGAAATACCAGAACCTCTCCCCGGTTTTAGTGAAATGCAATACGATGCGATTGACAGCGGTCTCGAACTCGCACCACTTGATATCATGGGTGAAGAAATCGACAAACCAGTGACTCTCAAGGTTCGTGTACAAGAACAAACCACTTGCCAATGCGACAACGGTAAGACTATCACCATCCGATAAATTAATTATATATAGATAATAATCAATATAGTAAATGGCGATTCACCATTTAGTATATTGGAGTTTTTAGAAATCTTCATCGAATTCGATTTCGCATGAATCTTCGTCCATCTTTCCATAGTCTCCCACTCTCTTTTCGAAGAAATTTGTCTTTCCATCGAGACTTATATTTTCCATGAACTCGAATGGATTGGTCGAATTCCAAATCTTTTCTTGACCCACTTGTTTTAAAAGTCTGTCAGACACATATTCAATGTATTGTGTCATTTTCTCTGAGTTCATGCCGATGAGACTACATGGGAGTGCATCTAAGATGAACTCTTTCTCTATCTCCACCGCTTCTTTCACTATCTGCTTAATTGTGTCAGCATTTGGTTTAAATTTAAGCATATTGAATAACTCAACTGCAAATTGTTGGTGAAGTCCTTCATCTCTGCTTATTAATTCATTACTAAAACACAAACCAGGGAGAAGTCCACGCTTCTTGAGCCAGAAAATAGCACAGAAACTCCCGGAAAAGAATATACCTTCCACACATGCAAATGCAAGTAGGCGTTCACTGAATGGTCTCGTATTATCAAACCACTTCATAGCCCATCTCGCCTTTTTCTCGATACACGGCACCCGCTGTATCGCCGAAAACAATTCCCTTTTTTCCGAAGGTGAACGAATATACTTATCTATCAATTTACTGTATGTTTCCCCATGAACCATCTCGTTGTGCGCTTGATAGGCATAAAATGACCTAGCTTCGGGGTATTGTACTTCATCCGCGAAATTGTTATTGAGATTTTCAAATACGATACCATCCGACCCAGCAAAAAACGCCAATATAGTCTTAATAAAATGCCGTTCATTGTCGCTAAGTTTGTTCCAATCATCCATATCTTTTGATAGATCGACCTCTTCCGCGGTCCAGTTACTCATTTGTGCTTGTTTATACAGTGCCCATAAATTGTCGTGTTGAATAGGGAACACAGTAAACCTACTCAACGTTGGTAATAGCATTGGCTCCGTGTCTTCGACATAGTCTTGAAAGTCAAAAAAGGATCCGTGGTGTTTTCCGTCGATAAAAATTTGTGGGTACGCGTTAAATGGTTTACCGCATAATTTTTCCAATTCACCCTTTTCGATTTTTGTCTTCTTATAATCTAAGCATAATTCCTTGCACATATCTTCAGCTAGGTCGCAGTATTTACATCCATCCTTCGAAAAAATTTCAATCCCCATGTGTGTTATTACCTGGAAATATTTTTGTCTCAAAACTTTAAGAATGATTAATTTTTCAGAGATCCAGCCTGGTGATCTTATAAAAGTTTTGTTGAATATTGATGATGTTGATGATGAGATGTACGCGACAACCAGAGAGAATATGAACGACTATCTCACCGTCAATTATTACCTAGACACGTCTCTCGTGTATAAAGGTGCTCGTGTATATGAACTTGACGAAACCGAAGAACTTGTACAACCAGAAAACATGTGTGAACATTACCCAGATGGGACATCCGTATTTTGTAAGATAGGTGACTCTATGTATTGTATAAAGGATGAAATAGACGAGGACATGGACAGTGATATCATAGATGAATCTGATGAGGAAAGTGATCTAGAAGGATTCATTGTCCCAGACGATGAAATAGACGGACAGGTCATCCCACCGTCATCACACAAAGAGGTTGACCGTGAGTGGAATGAATGGCAACCCATGAGTCCGGGTTCTCGTAAATTTAAACAGGTCGTTGATTCGATTGAAGAGTTTGCAAAGATGCATGCAGATAATCTAAATTTTTGAAAACCTAAGTGCGCATTTTCAAAATTCAAAAAAAGGTTCTTTTTGATATGGAAAGATTGACTGCTATTTGGTCGGATGTCGACCGTTTGATGAATAAACCTACTATAAGAAAGTCAATCAATACGCATTTATGTACAAATTGTAACGGTGTAAAAGTATTCACAAGAGAAGGAATGCCCGTGTGCTCCCAATGTGGGCTCACACAAGCACATTTCATAGATGACAGTCCCGAGTGGACGAGTGGACTCAGTGAAGATGGGCGTGTCAATGACCCATCTAGGTGTGGAAATCCAAATCCAAGCCCAGAACTATTTTCGGATGCATGGGGCAAAGGAACTGTCATATCAACAAAGGGTACATCGACGTATGAAAACAAACGAATGGCAAAAATAAACTTTCATCAATCGATGAATCACACGGATAGATCATTATTTCATGCCTATAAGGACATAGATGAAGCCTGTCATACATTACCAGATAGTGTACTAAAAGACGCCAAAATGATGTATAGAAAATTTAACGTAGAAAAATTGACTCGTGGAGCCGTGCGTTTAGGAATAAAAGCAAACTGTGTGTTGTATGCATGTAGACTTTCAAAAATTCCCAGGACAACGAAGGAGATAGCTGACATGTTTGGTATTCAATCAAAAGACCTTAGCCGAACTACACAGATGTTCAAGGATACTCTCCTAGGTAAAACAGAAAAGAACTACGTAACGAAACCGTTTAACGTTATGCAACGTTTATTGAATTCATTTGAAGTTACGCGCGTGGAGAGATTGGAGTGTAACAAGATGTGTTCAAAGTTAGAAAATTGTGCGGAGCTCATGAGTAAAACACCAAATAGCGTAGCATCTGTGGTGATTTACATCGTGATGAAAGGTCAAGTTTCTAAGAATGAAATAAATGATAAGTGTTCTGTCTCGATACCAACTATAAACAAGATAGAAAGTATAATTAAACGATACTTAGAGGAATGAATGTAATATAAATTAATATGGTCAAGTTATTTTTAGCTACACCATGTTATGGTGGTCTATGCCTCGAAAAGTTTATGACGAGTGTCATTAAACTTCAAATCGCACTGATTAAAGAAGGCATTCAACTCATGATTGATACCACAGAAAATGAATCACTCGTACACAGAGCTCGAAACGTTGCAGTTGGTCGTTTTATGCAAAAAACGGATGCAGATTTATTCATGTTTATCGATGCAGATATTGATTTTAATGCGGACTCCGTGGTTCGTCTTGTGAGGTCTGGACATGATGTATCGGTCGCGGTATATCCAAAGAAGGTTGTCATGTGGGATCAAGCGAAGACTGCAATCGAACAAGGTGATGACCGAAATATGGCAATGTTATCTTCGAGTCTCGTTGCGAATATAGGGGCGCATAGACGTTCAGTGGAAAATGGCTTTGTGGAAGTCCTTGATGGACCTACTGGTTTTATGGTTATTTCTCGCAAAGCGTTTGATAAGATGCACGAACATTTCACGGAATTGAATTGCAAAAATGATCACCAAAATAGAGATTTTGACGAGTACTGTGCGGTGTTTGACTGTATGATTGATCCAGAATCTCGTAGATATCTTTCCGAAGATTACGCTTTCTGTCGAAGATGGCAACAAGTCGGAGGGAAGATTTATGCCGATGTTCATACAACATTGGGACATGTTGGGAATCTACCATTTTCTGGTTGTATGAATGATAGGCTTAAGGCTTAGAGTTTTATAGTTACTAATGAAACTAGCCACTATCATCGTCACGCGAAGTAAATCATGTCATGTAAAGACGCTGCATACGGTTCTGCGTTTAAACCTCATGTGTATCCAATCAGGCGGTGTTCAAAATGAAGTCGTGTATGTGAATGATGATCCATATGAGAAGTCAGACATTATCCAACGGTATATGAAGACTGTTGACCGTATTTTATTTATTGATTTTAGTGTGGCGATGGACGAGGGGTCCATTTCTCAAGTATTTAAACGACACGAAGGACTTGGGTGTTTAGTTTTTCCGGGTGTAAAGGAGGGGATTGATTGGGAACAGTTTAAAAAGGGTGTGAAAGAACAAACGAATGAGCCAGTAAATCAAATTGGTCTCCATTTTGATACGGACGTTGGTAAAATGATTTCCGAAGATATCTACCAAGTCGTGAGTTCAGAAGCGCGATGTTGGTTGATGATGTGTAAGAATACATCTAAGTTTGTGAGAGATAAAAGAACACACGACTATCGGGTTCCACCGAGAATGGGGCAAATGTTTGCTAAATTCAAGGAATTGGGTGTCAAAATCCATGCTTATACAGCATCTAAGTTGACCATGACATATACCCATGAATGTGTGAGTAACTTGTTGAACGCTGCCGGAATTAAAGCTAATTAAAGATTAGATATAAAATATTAAACAGATGTCACGAGTATCTGTAAAGAGAGATGATCCACTTTACAAATACGCGATAAAATACATGGAAGATGCTTGGGGAACCATACCCAATCGATTTCCGGGATGTCAACCCGTATCTATCGAATATAAACATTTCGATTTACTTCGCAAAAATGATTATGTGGTTTGTGAAAAAACGGATGGTGTTCGATTTATGTTATTGGCATTCATGTACGGGAATCACAAAGTGTCCGTTCTCGTGAACAGAGCTCTTGATGTTTTTTTATGTAAACTTACATTTAGACGAACGTTTTACGAAGGCACGATTCTGGAAGGGGAATTGTATAAAGACACTTTTTTCATATACGACTGTTTGAAAGAGTCCGGTGTTATTGTGGGTCATAAGAATTTTATTGATAGACTCGAATACTGCGAAAAAGCGGCTAAAAAACTACTCGCATTGAAAGGTGATGCGACTAAGATACAAGTGAAGAAGTTTCATCTCATGTGTGATTATGAATACTTCTTAAATGAGTACATGCCCACCGTAACTCAAGAAGTCGATGGACTTATATTTACACCCATTCAGTGTCCGGTAAAGATAGGTACTCATGAAACCATGTTTAAATGGAAACCACGTGATAAAAATACGATTGATTTCAAACTAAAAATGGTCGATAATAGGTGGAGAATGTATGTTCAAGAAAAGGGAGAACTTGTTTTTGAGTCTATAATTCCCGAAGATAAATTTGATTGTTCGTGGTTACGTGAAAACATGATTGTTGAGTGTGAATATATGACAAATGACATTCCCATGTGGTGGAGACCCATCAAAGAGCGCACAGACAAAACGTACCCAAATAATCGAAGGACGTTTTATAGAACGTTAGTAAACATAAAAGAGGATATCAAAATTACGGATTTTTTAAGGTGTATATGAGAATGTAATATCCAGCCACATCTTTCAAACGTGTCTCAACCACATGTTCGTCGTCTTGTGCATACCATTTATCGTTAAATTTACACATCGAGTAGTAATGCCCGCCCCATTGTACACCCTCGTGTATTACGCATGATTGTAATGAATATTTGATATCATCTTTAAATGTAATCTCCTCTTCTACGCGTATCATACTCTTTTTATCAAACGAAATGATCATTATTGGTTGTAGTTTATTAAAAAGGGTTCTCGTCGTAGCCACGTGATATACCTTTCCATGGTCGTCTACGTACCCTTCGAGTGTATTCCATTTCATACTTTTATGTATCAAATCACTGACTTTACATACGTGATCGTCGATTGTGAGTGTTTGTATGCTGTAGTCCAGGTCTATCGTATTCTTTCCCTTTGGTGATATGGTTATTTGTGTTTTTTTACCATATAGTAAATGCTTTATTATTCCATATTCCTTTTCGAGTATATCTATGATACAAAAAAGAGCATCCTGTGTATCGTGAGGCTCGTGTAATTTAAATCTGGGAAACTCAACCTGAAATGACTTCAATAGCGGTGTAAGATCAAACTTACCGGATTCCCGTGTACTGAAGTACAAGGTCACGAGTTCATGATACAGTTTAGTAAATTTGCAGTCACCGACATATCTACTCTTGTATATGTATTCTGATATAGGTAATATATGAAGAAGTGATTGTATCGCTGAATTAAAGTAACATGTGTTCCCTAGATTCAGGAAGCCATGCATATAAAAATATATACGAAAAAAATAGTTGCCATAAACTCGCGAATGATATTAAAATAATTAACTATACAAATGAGCACCGCGACGAGTGCCCGAAATTTAAACAAAGAAAGTACCCTCTGTGAGGAGGTCGCCAGCTTCTGGGTTCAAAAAATACAAAAAGTAACTTAAAACTTGACCGCGTCAATTTATAAAATGCCAAGTCCTACTATCCTACCAATCACTACTGGCGAAGATGATTTCAAAACTACGCGAATCATTGGAAATGAAATGTTCTTCTATAGCGATGTAACTTCGGAAGACATTCTGGAATTTACGGAAGACTTTAAGAAGTTGGAAAATAAACTTCTCAAGCAAACCATTGATTTCCCTGGTTTCAAGCCTGAAATTAGAATCAATATTTGCAGTGATGGCGGAGAAATGTTTGCTGGTCTCAGTGCCATGAACGTCATTGAGAAGTCGAGAGTTAAGGTTGTCACCATCGCCCAAGGTGCTTGCTGTAGTGCAGCCTCGTTTATGTTACTCGGTGGACATGAGCGTCGTATGGGTAAAAATGCACACATTCTCATCCATCAATTATCTACGAATGGATTCTGGGGCAAGTTTGAAGATTTGAAGAATGAAATGGACTCATGTTCGAAGTTCATGGATATGATCACAAAGGTCTATCTCGAAAAGACGGAAATTCCCGAAAAGGAATTCAAAAAGCTCATGAAGAAAGACATCTACTTGAACGTCGAAGAATGTCTCAAGTATAATGTTGTTTCCTCGATTGACTAACATCTACGCTCCTTTTATACAAGCCAATAACAGCTAAAATAATAACGAATATACACGCGGTGTTCATATTGAGTGGAATATTTGTCGCAGGGGGTGGCCTAAGTCGCTCCAACCGCCCGTGATTTACGACTGGAATCATATCTACCCTTAATATAATGGAAACAATTTTTAAAACCGACAAAAACGGCAAAAAACGCTACTTCGATATCAGTGTCAATAAACTTCCCGATGGTACAGCCAATATTGTGAAGAAGACTGGTATGGTGGGTGGAAAAGAATCTGTTTCAACCATTCATGTTAAACTTGGATATGATAGCGCTCTTAAACGTGCGAAGACGATGTGGGAAAATCAAAAAGAAATACCGATTTTACCCATGCTCGCGAATAAATGGGAAGATAGACATAAGTATATTTCTGAACCTTTCTATGTACAACCAAAAATAGACGGTGTTCGTTTACTCGTATCAAATAAGGGTGGAATTTCAAGGACGGGTAAAGTCGTACCCGGAACTGAACACTGGGGGAAGGGACTCAAAGATGGTGAATATCTCGATGGAGAGTGTTACGATCCAACAAAAACTTTTGAAGAAATCACGAGTCTATATAAAACCAATCCAAAGGCCCTGGATTTTCTTGTGTTTGATTACTTTGACACGAATAGACCTAATCTTACATTTGATGAAAGACTTGGGCGTGTTAACGTTGAGACCAGATGGGTAAAAACAAAGGATGACATACACGATGTACATAAAGAATATATGGATGCTGGATACGAAGGAACTATGATACGCGAAGCGTCGAGTGTATACGAAGTGGGTAAGAGAAGTAACTATCTTCTGAAACTGAAAGATTTCAAGACGGATGAATATAAAGTGGTTGGTGTACGAGAGTGTACTGGGAAAGATGTGGGTACACCTACATGGGAGTGTGTCACTGAAAGCGGACAAATGTTTACTGTACGACCAGAGGGCACACAAGAGAAACGTCGAGATATGTTTACGAATTCTTCGAAATATATTGGTAAGATGCTGACTGTAAAATATCAGAATCTAACGGAACTGGGTGTTCCTCGTTTTCCAGTCGGAATAGCATTTAGAGATTACGAATGATGTTATATTAAATGAACAGAGTTGCCATAGATATCGATGAAGTACTCGTACCATTTGTAAAGCCTATGGCTAAATGGCGAGGTCTCAAGATGCCACCGTCGAATACACGGTACAAATACGTATATCGCGAGATGTTTAATATTACTGAGGACGAATCGAGACAAATGGTTGAAGAATTTTACAAGTCACAGGAGTTTCTACAATTAAGACCAATCCGTCACTCTCAACTTGGTATCGTACGTTTGCGGGGTAAATCTAAGAAGTTATATGCTGTCACGGGTAGACAAGATTCGGCTCGAGAAAAAACTGAAATTTGGTTGGAACAGCATTTCCCGGGTATGTTTGATGATTTAATCATCACCAACAGTTATACCGAACACGAAATCAAAAAGGTTGACGTGTGTAAGAGTCTTGCATTGAATCTCATCATAGACGATAACATTGATACATGTATAGAATGTGCGCAGTCTGGCATAAAAGCACGAAATTTCGTGGGATATGAGAAAGTGTATCCTTGGTGTGAACACACGGGTATGTCGATGTATGGGTGGAAGTAATATAAAAGGTACACACACCTATACACTAAATGGCGTCATATGGTATTGTAGGTATTAACCCGGATAGCCTGAAGGTTATTCGGGATATGCAACAATTCAAAAATGTTTCGGTGTATGATAAATACAAAACAAGTCTTACACCATTTAAAAATGTTAAAATGCAGCCAACTGTTTCGGATTTAACCTTAAATATGGATGGTCCGAGAACTATCGCCACGTTTATAAACCCAGACGACTATGGATATGAAAATACTATGCACCAACTCATCGAGTGGTGCGACAAAGAGGACACAATTGTGAATTTAAATTTACAAAAGTTTGATAAAAATGCAGTTTATTATGAAAATTGCAAAGATAAGGGTATTCATTACATGACTGGAGGTATATCTGATAAATTACTCATGCTCGACGGCTCGAGAGATATTATCGACGCACAGGAAATCTTTTTTCGTACGTTTGCTAAAAGACTCGTCCATTTAGATGGAGAACCTGGTACTGCACACTTGATGAAATCTGTACACGAAGCGATGGAATGTAGTATCTATCAGGTATATGCAGATGTATACGGATATGTAAATCAAGATTCTGTGATAATTGATATATTAAATGAACTTCAAAAAACGGATGTAAACGGTCCAATTTTGAAAAATGCGAAGGGTCGGATGTACTCTGCATCCGAAAATGAAGACGTCGTAAATGAAAATAACAGAAGTACTTGGTGTTCCGTGCGAGCACTCGAGACGGGTGTTTGTGTACCAATTTTACAGTCTGGAGCAAATGCTCGCTCTATGAGCAGAGACATGAAACTCAGTAATACAAGTCAGGTATTCAACAAGTTTATTGATAATTTGGTGGCGATTCAAACTGTGCGTTTCATGTATGCTATGATTTACATCGAAGCTACCAGGGCGTGTCCAGCCATTAAAAACTGTCTGGAGATGAGCAACATTGATTGTGATATGTATAAGACTGAAAACATGTACGACGTCATAGAACAAACGGCTATGTATGCAAAAACATTCTGCATCCACTGTGCAACTTCCGATATTCCATGTGTTTCAGTATACACCGCTTTGTGTGAATATCACTTTTGGAAACAGACAAAAACCCCTATGAACTTTATCGCAGCGCTTCGCATATAATTTTATAAGTATAATTTAAGCATGCTATTTGTAATAATTCTAATTTCTATACTCATCATCACCAAATCCATAATGTATGCTCCCAGAGTTGAATATAAGTGTTATATGCTCACAACAGACCCAAATGGAAAACGTGCCACTAGATTTATGGACTCGTATGACCACACGGTTCCACTCGAGGTAGTAGTGGGTCCAGATACACGAACTCCAGAAAATGCAAAACCTTATTCATCCCGTGTAGATCCCACATACTATAGGGAGGCTCTTAAATTGTACTACGACGAAACTGCGATAAGACCAAATATTACCTATTTTAACCTCGGTGCCATCGGGTGTTACATGGGTCATATGAGTATATACGATAAGTGTTTCAGAAATAAACATAAGTATGCGCTCGTATTTGAAGATAACGTCGTCATCACACACCCAACGCTTTTTGATGAAATTCAAACGGTCATCGATGAACTCGGAGACGATTTTGAACTTTGTTTTTTCCATTGTTTATCGAGATATCCAGCGTCTGAAACGTCAAAAACTGGTCTTCAGCTCGTTCGCTGGATTTCGAGTACGAAGTGTTATTTGATACACGTAGACAATATGCATAAATATATACATAACTTTGATATCATGGATAACCATATAGATATGAAACATGAGGATTTAGTGTTTGACGGCGCTCGAATTTATTACAAGGATTTGAGACACTGTATGCTCATAGACAGGTCACACAAAAGCATGATAGGTCACAGTGATTGGAAACGAAAAGATTACTTTTCAAAAAGAATCCCAGACGCAGAAACAGAATTTTTGGAAAAGGGTTATTAATTTTTTTGTCACATGATCATAACATGGTGTGCGCTGTTTTGATTAACGAAAAGAAAGATGACATACACGAAATAAACATAGATATATCACCCGAGAAAAATGAAATTTACAAGATACTCAGAGGTAAAGCAACTTTTGTCGGGCAATGGGAAGATAAATTTGTAGTAATATTAAAATGCAAAGAATCTCCATTTAAATTAAATAAAAATAAAAATAAATTACCTAGACCATTCTCTAATATGGATATAGATGGACGAATACTGTTAATACGAATGGACGCGGATTCTGAACCCGCTGATTTTACCGTCGATGAATACACGATGATGGTGGAAACAACGCATCCTCGTACGAGAGGTCTCACTTCCAAGGAATATCCTGAGGCCTAAATCGACACGCAGTTTTTAGGAATTCAGTAAACAATTCAAAATCTTTATTAGGATCTTCTAAAGTGTCTATTGAATCGAGTACTTTACCAACATACGCATTGTATTTTTTGTGACCCCCTTTGTGTGTGAGTCTATTTTCTCTTAGCCCCGGTAAAATATATCTCGGCATCATAATAATATTTTTACCATCATTTACATCATATCTCAAGTATTTTATGAGAGGGTGATTTTTGAATTGGCGTGGAATGACGTGATGGTCTTCCACGTTTTTTACACCCCACCTTAGTTTAAAATTTCGTCTTAGGATAGAACCGTATCTCATATTATTCTCTTGGATAACTTCTTCGCCTAGACGCATAAGCGAATCTTCGAGTTCATCCACCTCATACCAAGCATTATAACACTCGTTACACCCTTTGTTATCGGCGCAAATTTCCTCAGCTTCTCGTATGGCTTCCCTGAATCTGAAACGCAAACGATCATTATCGTGCATTTCAGATTTCATATTGATTGGCGACCTTTTATAGATAGTTTCAAGTATAGTGGTACGAATCTTAATACGTCTATACTTGTAAATATCACCTTGATTGTATGATGCGCGAATCATTTACACTATAATATATGGGTATTTTTTACGTTCTTCTTTTGTACGCAGCAATTGCACGATACCCAAAAATGTTATTAACACGAGAACGGCATCTTCAAAATCGCGAGTCGCGGAAAATGAAATAATGAGAAGTGATAATAACTTGAACCACACACTCGAAGTCAGTGCTTTTGTGCGCTCCGGGAGTTCACTTACTGGGGATATACCAAACATAGCGTGCATCATTATCATAATACCATACAGTGTGTTTTGATTGAGAAATGTATCTATACCTGGATAGAAGTTGGTCTGAGAAACTCTAATTCCACCGTACAACGTGACTATCACGAGTGGTAAGAGTATACTCGTGTTTTGAAGAAACGTCATTTATATTACACGGAGAACATTTTTAGATGTGTGATGCACATCTAAAAATGCTCTTAGCGGGGTTCGAACCCGCGGCTTTGGCGTGCCTTTGTGAGAATGAACTCACGCAAGTATACTATTGTATAAGCACCACACTCTAACCAACTGAGTTATAAGAGCTTGTTTTACATATTCATCATACGAATATATTCTTTAAACTAGTTATATCTACTAATAATATCCATGTATGTACCTTCATCCGTATATGTTTTAAGGATATCTATGATGGCTTGATTTTTACTGCATACTGCCCCTACTAAGCCCGGGTAAACCATCGCGTCCATGTATTCCTGGAAATAATCACCGAATGCAGTTTGGCAGGTATTAATAAACGCCATTAACATCTCAAGTGCAGTGTTTTTGTCTTGTTTAGTGGTAATCTGATAAATACTAAAGTTCTCATAATCACTGTTTCCGTTTCCGGTATTTTCGTACACGTGATTGACATGTTCGATGATTTGGTGTTCAAGCTTTCGCAGACCGTTGAGGTCACCCTTTATTATAACGCGTTGGAGTTCCATTTTTATGATTTATCGAACCTATTCTTGTATCGACTTAGGATATTTTTATACAGAGTTTGCATGTGGGAGTCGTGAATCCGAACATTTGTGTTTACTCCGAGTTAACCATCTATGTATCGCATTTTTTATGCTTGCATCCGAGCTGTGTGCGGATGAATCTATTACACTTAGACCATTGCATACATCTGGTTTGTTTTCTTTATCTGGAAACTCGTTATTGAACGCACATACCGTATTATATGGTATATCTGGTGCTTCATCCAATAAGCGATCGTATTCAATGCGTTGTTTTTGTACAAATTCTATGGCATCGGTTCTATGTTCCACATCTAAAGAAAGCTCCATGTCTATGTTTCTGTAAAACTTTGAATATTGAATAGACATGAGTGAATGTGATTCCATCATGCTTGAACTGTTACTAAATTTAGACACGGATGTTAGGATACCAACAACTACATTTAAAAACGCGAACGTATATTGAAAAATGATAATGTTTCTCTTCATTTCCGGAGATACATTATCATCACTGGGGTTAAGTACGGCAAATCCACCTACACCCGTTATAGATGATATTATGATACACGGGTATGTGAGCGCATCCGTCAGCCACTTATAGTGCATTCTCGCATGATTATGCAACCATCTGTAACCCGCGGCTCTCTCCGCCCAGCGTCTGAGAAGTCGCTCTTCGCGTTCACACCAATGGGTATTCATTATTTAACGCGGAGAAATTAAGTGCCTGGCGCCTCGCAAGGCGATCGACCTCATTATTTTTTTCATTTGTGGAATGCGCCTTGACCCATTCGATCGCGACACAAATGTTTTGATTCATAAGCTCTATTAAACGCACCCATAATTCTTTATTGGCAACATCATTACCGGTACTCGTTTTCCAACCGTTTGATACCCATTTTTTAGACCACTCCGTGAGTCCTAGTTTTACATACTTACTATCCGTGTAAATAATGACATTACGTTCATTTAATTCAATACACTTTTCGAGAGCCCGAATAACAGCAGTCATTTCCATGATATTATTCGTACTCGCGCGAAATCCACCTTCAAGTGTGAACTCGGGGTCATAACACTTCGCCGCCCATCCACCTGGTCCCGGATTATGTAAACAGCTACCGTCTGTATATATTTCTATCATACTTACACGTGTATCGTTTTTTAACTTTAATATGCATTCGCTTTGTACCCATATCCACCATTAGAAGATATGTTAAGTGAGTTCAACCCCTTGTTATTCATAAATGGCATCGCTGAACCATTATTCATTCGGGGGGATTTCTTATCAAAGAACACGAAATACATGATGATCATGCACGTTATGACTAACGTAATTGACAAAATAATAACACCTGTGTTATTTTTCTTATCAGTTCCCATTGCCACCGATGGAACTGCGACAACCTTATCTGATACAACTGTTTCCGTTTGTTCTGACATTTATATTATGTAAACAATAAAATTTAAATACGAGACCATCATGTTTAAATTTTATGTATTATTACAATATTCAGATTCTAATAAACCAACTTAGTTGGAGAAGGCGAGACCACCCATACCGGATTGGATGCGCAACACGTTGTAGTTGGTCGCGAACATGCGGAGGGTCGTCTTTTGGGTGCCCGCGCGAGCCTTGATGGCAACTTGGGCGTTGTCAATACGAGAGAAGTTGCACGTACCGGTTGGCTGGTGCTCTTCTGGCTTGAGGGCGAAGGAGTACGCGTACACACCTGGCATTGGGGAGCCGGAGTGGTGAACGAATGGTTGGACAGTGTTGAAGTACTTGCCCGTTTGTTCCTTGAAGCGGTCTTGACCGTTGAGGACAAGCTTGAAGGTGTCGAGAGTACCATCGCCATCTTCGGAGAAGTTAGCGCCTTCAACCGCCACCATTGGGGCACCCGCGAAGGAGCCGGAGATGAAGCAGTTGGATTCAGTCGCGGAGCGGAGGACGTTCGCGGTGACAGTTGGCGCCGCGTTGGAGGTGTTCCAGGTGTCGGTACCGTCATCCAAGCAGAAGACGAGTTCCTTGACTGGGTGGTTGTACGACAAGCGCTTTTGGACTTCGGTGCCGGCGGTGACGGAGTCGGTGCCAGTGTGTTGCACTTGCTCGATGAGGTATTCGTGACCCTTTTGCGCGAATCGGCGGCGCTCTTCGGTGTCCAAGTAGATGTAGTTAGCCCACACCTTGAAAGAACCGTCAGTCACCGACGTGAAGGAACCCGACAAATCGAAGTCGAGGCGGACTTCGTGGTATTGGAGGGCAATCAAAGGCAACGCCAAACCTGGGTTGCGGTTGAAGAAGAAGATGAGTGGCAAGAAGATCTTCTTACCGGCTTCGACCGCGGTGGTCATCTTACCGTAGTTGGACTTCTTGGCTTCGTCAAGGTACAACTCCGAGTACAAACGCCACCACTTTTGGTAGTGCTTGTCGATGCGTTGGCCACCGATGGACAATTCAACGTCCTTGACCATGCGCTCCGCGAGCCAGGCATCATCGGTAACGGCAGTGGTACCAGCGGTGGATTCAACGTACATGTCGGCGACGAGATCACCGTTACGCGCGATGGTAACCGACACGCGCCCGCTGTTACCTGGGGTACCGTTCACGGTTTGTTCGATGTTTTCCATCGCGAAGTTAGTGTGGCGCTTGTAGACGGCTTGGAAGAAAGTAACCTTTGGGTTACCAGTCAAGTAGACGTCTTGGGCACCGTAAGCGACGAGTTGCATAAGACCACCGGCCATTGTGAGAGTTTTTGTACTATAGACCGAGAAAATAATTTCGCGAAAAAACTCAGTTCGATTTTTCCTGGTGTAATGTATACCATGTCGCAGCCCGAACAACCACCTTCACTCGAAGTCGACGAAACCGAATCTGAATATGAGACTGATTCCGAACTTGGGGTCGTAGTAGAAGGGGAAGAAAGTCAACCCATTGAAATGTATGATGAAGATGATCTCGATGATTTTTTGGACGACGACGACGACACCGTAATGAAAATCGCAAACATTGCCGGCTCCCTTTTTGCTTCCGAAGAAGGTGACACTGTGTGTACTGCCCTGGTGAATATATCTAAACAATTGGAAATGCAAAACAGAATAATGGTAAAAATACTGGCACAGATGCAAAAATCTACTTAGAAAATTAAGTCAAAGGTAAGATAAGGAGCTTGTTATGTTGGATACACATTTCATAAACAATGATGCGGACCCAGAGGAGACGAATCAAATCACTTGGTCGAATATGATTCAGGGTCTCAATCCAGAACAGCTCATAAACTTTTTAAGCCAATTGGAAGACATGTGGGATATCCTCCGTCGTGAAGATGAAGCAGTTTCCTTTCAACTGGGTTTTAAAAATTTTTTTACACCAAATCAATTGAACCCAGAGTCGGGATTACCTATGGTAAATATCGACATCGAAAGTATCTCGGCAAAGCATCAGCGAATGAATCTTCAATTAGGACAATTATATCACCGCGCGGATGCACTGAAGATTCTGGATCTCGATGATGGGGATGACATGAAGATCTCGATGCGAATTAACCGATTGATTGATCAGGTCGACGACGCATGGCAGATTGTGTTTAGGCATACACGTATTTATGAACGCATTAACAACCCAACGTACATTCCTATTAATCCAGAAACAGACCCATCCATCTTTAGGTGTTCTACACTCCCATCTTCGATGGATGAATTGAGTCCATATCAACAAGCTATTCTTACCGTTCTAAAAAAGCTCTATGAAAATAACATTAAACGCTACAAGGGGCATTGTTGTAAACAAATTCGCACGGAAGATGGACATGATACGCGTGCATGGAAACAGGAACAGCGAATCCAAGACTACGTGTACAGTGTCGCACAAAAAGAAACTGAGTTTGAACTATGGAAAAATCTATCGTGTAGAGGGTCTGCATATTCAGACGTGATTCGACACTTATCAAATTGTAACGACATGCAGTTTCCTGAAATCAAACGTAACAGACACGTGTGGTCATTCAAAAATGGAATTTTCGTTGGTAAGAGTTGGTCCGCGACGACCGGGCTGTATCAAACAGATTTTTACACGTATGATTCAAAGGAATTCAAAAATTTGGATCAAGCTATTGTGAGTTGTAAATATTTTGATACCGATTTGGAAGATTACGGTCACTTGGAAAAATGGGAGGATATTCCCACGCCATATTTTCAATCGATTCTTGACTATCAAAAATTTGATGCGGAAGTATCCAAATGGATGTACATCATGGGTGGGCGTTTGTGTTTCAATGTGGGTGACATGGATGGGTGGCAGGTCATTCCATTCTTGAAGGGTATTGCGCGTTCCGGTAAATCGACCCTCATCACAAAAGCATTTGCACACTTCTATGACGTGGATGATGTTAGAACACTTTCCAATAACGTGGAAAAGAAGTTTGGTCTATCTTCTATTTATGATGCTTTCGTTTTCATTTCCCCGGAAATTAAAGGTGATATTTCACTCGAACAGGCTGAATTTCAGTCCATCGTCTCTGGTGAGCAGGTGTCTTGTGCGATTAAACACGAGAAAGCTAAGACTATGACATGGGATGTACCCGGTATTCTTGGTGGTAATGAAGTACCGAGCTGGAAAGATAATTCAGGGAGTGTTCTTCGTCGTATTTTGACTTGGAATTTCTGTAAACAAGTGAAAGATGCTGACCCAACACTCGAAAAGAAATTGGAAATTGAAATTCCCGTGATTCTCCAAAAATGTATTCGTGCGTATCTTGAATACGCACAAAGGTACGCGAACAAAGATATTTGGAACATTGTACCTCAATATTTCAAGGACGTGCAGAAGCAAGTTGCTACAGTATCGAGTACACTCGAAAACTTCCTGCAATCACCGTACATTAAATATAACCCCGAGTTATGTTGCCCGCAAAAGATTTTCGTCGAAAAATTCAACGAACATTGTACTGCAAACAATCTTGGCAAGCCGCGTTTCAACCAAGATTTCTATGCTGGACCTTTCAGTCAACGTGACATAGAGGTGCGTCAGCACACAGCCCTATACAATGGTGCGCCTTTTAGCATGCAGCCATTCGTATTTGGTTTAGATATAGTAAGCGACATGCTCATGTCAAATGAATCCGATGTGTAATAAAAATATGAACGTACATTAGATATGAATAGACCCGAATCTCTCCGGAATTTCATTAACAATTCGGGAGTCAATGTACAAAGATCGAGTTCTACAAATTTCCCCAAGAGGTTACAGAACTCGATGATAAATAATCAAAATATGGGTGAGTTTGCAGAGTTTCTTTCAAATAGTAACACACCACCTCGTTCACCCACACGTCTCGTTTTGAGTGGTCTCAATCCAGGCATGTTCAATGCGACCGTGAACAAGAATTTTGATGCCGAGGCGCGAGTCGACTTGAAAAGCATTCTTAAGAATACACCCCTCGGTAAAACGTCTATCGGTCAGGGTCTCTATATAGACACAAAAGAGATTGTAGGTGTATATGGTAGATTCAAGACTGGATTTTCGCACACACGTCAGTATGGAAAGAAGGGTGATATTAATTTAAAATTTTTTACCGTACAAATTAAGTTTTCCATTACGAATGGAGTGGAAACAAACGGTGGAACCGTCAATTTCTATAAAAATGGAAAGATTCGATTCTCGGGTGGATTCATAGGAAAGGGTGACGAAATAGAAAATCAACCCGAACTCATACGAAGATTTATGGTTAAAAGTTACACGAAAAAACCAGCATTTTTCTATAATCCATTCGAATATAACAATTTGAGTGGGCAATTTAGAATTAATGGTATCATCCGTGATATGAATAGACTTTATGCACGGTCACGGGGATATGGAATTATTTCTACCTATGATCCCGAGCTCTCACCCATGATGTATTCCACGTACAAAGAACATAAATATATAATCGCAAAGAGTGGTGCCATTCAGATATCTGGTGCAAAAAACCCAAAGATGTTGAATGCCGCGTATAAAACAGCCCGTGATTTATTTGAAATGCTCAACGCTAAGGGTGAGATAAATCTTTCTGCAAACGTACCAAATCGCATTGCCCAACCTAAAAGGAGAGTGAATGCGTCCTCGTGTCCCAAAGCACGTCGACCACCATGCAAGAGTGGGTTTGAAGCGAAAAAGAATCCACAAGGTGATCAATGTTGCTACAAAATACCCAAAAAGAAGTCGACGCGTAAATCCCCGAATAACACCAAAGAAATCACGTATGGTAAAAATGGTAAACTCATGATAGGAAAGAAGAAATGTGAGACTTTGACAAAGTCAACACTCATAGAAATGGCAAAGAAGCTTGGTGTTGTCAACGCAAAAGATAAAAATAAGAAAGAAAAGTTATGTGCCATGATTAAACAATTTTCTTTTGGAAATGAAAACTTCAAGGTAGATGATAAACCGTGTATTAGTTACAAAAAGAATGAACTCGTAGCAATGGCGATGTCTAAGGGTATAGAAGTAAGTAATACGGATACAATAAAGACTTTGTGTCAAAAACTTAAATTACACGTCAATAAAAATAAAGTGAATTCAGTTGAATTAAGACGTGCAAATAAGGCTCTTAATGTAGAGTTGAGAAAGGAAGCTAAAATAGGTGCAATTGAGAAAAAGCGAAAATTAAACAATGTGGGTATAAGAAACGATATAATAAAACTCTACGGTCCAAGATGGATAAAGAAATATGGTAAAATCATGAACATAAACAAGGATGTCGAAGAAATGTCGAATATACTAAACAGTGCATCGAAAGAATCGATTCTCACAAATAAAATGGGCGTTCTTCGAAAAATGCCGGCGAATGATATAAAGAAAGACTTAGTATCCGAATGGAAACAAACGCGAGCGGAGAAATATAAGAAGAAACTTATCAAAAATGAATATGGAAAATACGGAAACGCTGTCGTGAATTACATATTGACACAAAGTCCAAAAAAGGCTCAAATTAAGAAATTTATTGAAAAATACAATAAGACGCGGGCTAATTTGGCTAAGAACAAGTGATGCTTTTATTTATGAGCTTTTCTGGTTCAGACGCCTGTTTAATATGTTTGGTGTGATACGAAAAATCGTACCCGGGAAAACGTTTTTTAATTTGATCGGATACACCGACCGACTCAAATTGACGCGCAGTTTGCGAACATACGGATTTTCGCTCTACTTCGAGTAACCTATCTTCCATCATGATGAATTCCTTAAGACTTTCTTCGGAAAGTCCATCCGCGCGCATCTTTTCTAGTGTTTGTCTAGACATTCCGTGTGACATATGAAAGTTCTTGGATTTATAACCCATAGAACCTACATTTTCATTGCTATAATCGGCAAATAAGACGAAATACAAAACGATCAGTATTACAAGTATTCTAATCATTAGTTACTAATGTCCAATATATTAAATAAATCCCTCGCCTTATGAAGAATGTTAAATAGTTCATTATCATCCTTCACAAGTTTTGGATTTATAATTTCCATTTCAATTTGATATACATTCGGGTCTTCTGTGTCCATATCTTCCATGTCACCTGTGACAACTGTCATGTCGATTGATAAATTCTTTCGAATAAAAGAAAGACGACGCTTCGTCTTCTTCTTATCCATTTCACCTTCGTAATCCTCTATGGGTGTTTCGGTAGAAACACCGAAACGAATATCATAGGGTGCATCACCCAGCTTCTTGAAATCCTCGTTGTGCACTTTACGTTTTTTAACAATCTTTTCTTCTGACGTGTTTTCATCGATGGAAATGCGAAGGTTGTCACTTTCGCGATAAAACACTTCTTCTGTCGTGTTCACAACGCGTTCCCAACCATTATATTTCTTAAGACCATCAAGAATGCTGTTAAATCCTTGTGCCCCAACATCTGTATCGAATGTACCGGAGTTGAATTTACCAATTCTAATTTCAAACTCGATATGTTCATCATTTTTGTATTTTTCAAATACAGGTTTGACTTTTTCGAAGATAGATTTGACGTCCATTGTTATTCTTTTATGTAAAGGTGTTAAGTTTTAAGTTCTTTTATTTTTTTCTTAATTTGAGATACTTCCCTTGGTTTGAGTTTGTTACCAACACACAAGTGATTTATCACATCAAAGTCTTGTGCCGTGAGACCACAACTTAGGTACTTTTCTATATCACCGATTCTTGCATACTCTCGGAGAAGTCCGAGTTCTTGATGAGACATTCTAGTTCTGAGACCTATATTGCTGTATTTTTGATACCGCATCTTATAATTTCCGTACTTTGTCCAAAAACTGCCAGGTCTTATATTTTTTTCATCAATGGGTCGTCCTAAGTAATGTTTTGGTATGTTATACACAGAATTTATGAAATATGACATAGAATCCCAGTTACCGCTATATATACTCGAATCATATAGATCTGCATCCGAGAGTGTATGGGATATGCGAGTTAGGTCTACTCCATCAGAGTCTACGTAATTTTCGTGAATCATACCCCATACGTGACCATGTTCATGTAAAGTATTTATATTGTCATCACTTTCTTCTTTACATAGAAGCGACGTGGCGATGTCTTTTGGATCCGTAAATAAATCTTTTTCATCCGAGAAGTTAATGTAATCGAAAAAATTGTATATGTTTCCCTTGCATCTCGTAGCCGCCGAGTATGCACCGGGATCATTTGGTCTCAATGATGCAATTTCTCCAGGTGTTCGTTTAGGTACTATAATAAGTTCAAAATTTGGTAAAAGAAATACATTTTTAGACGTCACGATAAATGAACTTTTCGAGATTGTTCCTCCATCTGACACGTAATCTATGATTTGTCTTTGTGCTACGACATCGTGACGATAATCTTCTAAAAAAATGCACATATTCGAACCCTTGAGTTCATCAGAGATCTTATAGTTGTATGGCATTTCTATGCTATTTGATTCATCTAGAACTTCATTCAATATGAATGATTTACCAAAACCATGTGCACCGCATATCATTACATTTTTGCCTCGTGATATATATTTTTCAAGGCTTTCGATTTCTTTGTGATGGAGCGTGATAGATTCCTTCTTTTTTTGTTTATATATTTTAACGAATGCGTCCATGACGAAGAATGATGATCTCACTAATCAGGCTATAGATATTATTTTTGAAAATGATGCACTTCAATCTAGAATTATTGATCCTATCAAAAGGAAGATCGTTCCTTACTTATTATGTTTTGGTTTCTTTAATTTA